CCGTTTTTGATCCAGCTGCGGCTACTGAACTAACATATGTTACCAATTTAAAAACAGGTATTCAATATAAATGGGATTTAGAGCAGTGGCTCAAATCATTCGAAGGCGAATATGCTGCCGGAACGTGGAGATTTAACCTCGACGGAGAATAAGTAAAGGTATGCAACAGCGTGCCGGACTACTATTTCTTGCCAAAAAAACAGAACGGATTTTGTTAATCTTAGAAGATTACAAATGGACCGTTCCTACTTTTCCAAGACAAAATACTTTATTAGAAGATGCCCAGGGTCTTTTAAGAGATTATTCTCAGGGTAGAATATTACCTATTGAATTATATCTTAGCGAAGATAAGGGGTTTGAATACGGCACTTATGTTTGTTTAGTTGAAGAAGAATTTTTAACAAGGGCTAGCCCAACAATATGTTGGAGCAGCATCGAATACTTGCCTAAAAATCTTCATAATGGTTTAAAAACCACACTAAATAATCAGCTTATTAAAACAAAAATTGAAACTATATTGGTCTTAGAAAATGATGAAAATACAAAATAGCGAACGCTTCAAACAGGAATATCAAAAATTTCAAGAAAGAATTTCTTTGGTAACTGATTCTGATCTACAGAAAAAAATGATCGACATGCTATTGACGATCAAATCTAGAGTTCAAGCACTTGATCAACAGCATGATCATGTCTTTTTAACAGGCAAGGTTCCTAATGACATTACTGAAACTAGAAACGATCTAACCCAAGTAAGACGTGAGTTAGATCGTATGTTGACTAGTTGGGAATCTTCGATTAAGCCTGTGCCTCACCCCAACGAAGAATAATTGATCCTGGCGTTGCGGTTCCTGTAACCTTATACACGTTAATAGCTAGTACGTCTGGCCCGTTCGGGAACGCACCTCTACCACCAATAGCTGTAGTTGTTAATTCTTTAAGTTCAGTTAATGATATAGCTGTAGTGTTTCCTGGGTTAGCAACGAACGAGAATACCTGTTCACCCGGTAGCGCATACTGCGGATCACCAAACTGGAATGTAACCGTACCTGCTGCACTAATAGTTGCACTAGAAGTTTGTGTAAATGTAACACGCTGTACAATTGTTGTTCCTAATTGTCTTGATGTTACTGAACCTACAGAAGTACCAGCTGGGAATTGTGTATAGCTGGTTGCAATACGAGTTCCTACCGATGCACTTGATGCATTCCAAGTTGCTGATGTAAAGAACAAATAGTTAGTATTTGAGTAAGATGCTGCTGTACCTGCTGCCTGCACCGTTGTTGTTATGTTAGTGTTACCGGGAGATAAAGCATTACCATTGGCACTCATAACAATACGAGTATAAGCAGTTCCTGCAATAGTTACATATGAAGTAGTAACACTTGCTACGGTTTGACTACTAATAACATAAGTTGTAGCACTTAAAATATCACCAACTTGAAGTTTTGATGCGGTATAATCTGCATTGGTTATTAAGAAATCGTTTCTAGCATTACTAAATGCACTAGCATAAGAAATAGATGCTGCGCTAGAAACGGTTATTGATATATTAGAACTTGCCGGACTGGTTGCGTTTGCACCAGAACTCATATCAATCCTAGTATAAATTGTTCCTAAATATCCTCTAGTAATACCGGATATAGATTGGCCACCGGTAATGTATGTTGCCGCTGCTAGTCGATCGCCAACACGTAATGGTGTTGTAGATAATAATGCATCATATGCAGTATTAAGAATATAGAACGTAATGTTTCCTAACTGCAACGCATTAGCATATCCTGAAATTCCTGCAGGATTAGCAATAGCAGTAATTGTATTCGATACGGTAGTAAATCCTCTAGCACTAATTGTTGTAGTTAATGCTCCTTGAACGGTAGCTGTTGTTGTAAACGGTGCAACACCACCCCAGTTAATAGAACCACCAAGTGCAATTTGTGCGAAGCTTGGTTGTCCACCAGATGCAGCACTGGATAAACCAGTCCAGGTAATCTTGGTAGGATCTGTTGGATAATTTCTTGGGTTTAAAATACCTTCAACAACAATAGCACCCGTACCAGAGTCAGCAGTTAACGCAATTTCATTTAAGAGTAACTGCGCTCTGTTTAGCAGATCGCGTTCACCTAAATCTCCAACAATAGCGTTAGAAACTGAAGGCGCTAGTCGAATCATAAATGCTGTTTGTTTTGATGTTGTAAAACTCAAACCAGTTGACGCATAGTTAAAAATGTAACCGCGGTCTGTATCAAACATACCGTCAGTTAGTAAAGCTGAACCCCAGTGACTAATTGTTGGGGTTGTTGTACAACTAATTAATTGAACTCCTGCATTTACTAAATGTGCTGCGGCTGTTCCTGCCGAGAAAGTTCTGTTTTGGCCTGCTGTAAAGGCTAAGAAAGAAGCATTTCTTGTACATCCTAGTAGTCTATTTCCAGATTTTCCAGAGTAAGAAATTAATTCGTTATCAACATATACGGTTCCAGTTGTTGGGAATCTTGATGCATCTGTAAGATCCATATAGTTTTGACCGGAATTCATAGCTGCTGATAATTTGCTAACTGCTGATCTATTTTCAACTTCGTAGCGCACAGGCAAGTTAGCAGTACGCATATACGCTTCGGTATTTACGTTAGAGTTTCTTACCTTATGTAAGAATACAAATCTACCATCAGCTCCACGAAGCATCCATTCTACAAAACCAGCAGCATACCATGAGTATTGCATACCTAACATCTGCATACGCCATGGTAACATTTCGTAACCACTTGGTCCTGTTCCGTCAATAGGATCAATGTTCCAGTCACGTTGAGGAATATACAATTCTGTAGTTACACAGACTCTTGCTCCTGTAATAGAGTTTGCGCCGCGCCAGTCTGGAGCCATAGTCATTGATGTTTGACTTGCTATACTTGTTACAATATGGCTCATCCCACGAATAACAATTTTGTCTCCAACTTTTAATTGATCTTGGAACCTAGTATTTGTACCAGTTACGGTATTGCTGTCTAGTGTAATTGAAACGGTTCCTGTTAATTGGTTTGTACTTGATCGACGAACCAACGCCATTTCTTGACCATCGTATTGATAGAATAAACCGTTTTGCTCATCAAATGCACCAATACGAACGGTTGATCCGTGCCAGCGTTTTAAAAGAACTTTGGCATCAGGTCCTAGTGTACCTGTGGTTGATGACAATGGTGCATTTGATCTAACACGGAATCTACGTGCATCAACAATACTTTCAACGGTATAGTCACCATTAAATTCAAAATCTACCATACCAATAACTTCAATTTCTGCACCTGGTTGTAGTCCGTGGTCGTTGTCGTCACAGGTAAATGTAATATAACTATTAATTACCGTGTCAGCTGCTGTAGCAGAGGCAAGTGTATAACTTGGTGCAAACAAACCACCGGTGGTATACATAATACCTTTACCAGATTGGTAACGAATGTATTTTTTACTTTGACGAATTGCCTGTGCACCGTGACTTGGATTACCAGTACCTAGCTGAACACCGCCGTCAAATGGTCTATGTGTAAAGAAAGTATCTGGACGAGCGTATAATACTCCGGTTAGTGCAGATGCTGAGGTATCGATTGTACCTGTTGTTCTAGCAGGAAATCTAATTTGAGTTGGTGTTGGAACTTGTGTTACTACATGAGGACCAGTTGCTAGTTGATGATTAGCTGATAACAAATCAATACTCATGGCGCTTGTACCGTTACCTACTACGGCAAATCTACCAATACCTAAATATGTGGTATAGGCAATTTCTTCCCAAGTTGCTGTTCCTGTTGTAGTTCTTTCAGTAAATGAACCAGTTTCACCTGTAAATGATGTAAGTGCGCTGGTAGCACCGTCTGCAATAACAACAAAGTTGCTGTCACCGTAGGTACAATTATTCCAGTTTGCTCCAGAAGGTAATGTAACCGAAGTCCATGTTGTTCCAGTTGTTGAATAAGCTGCGGTTGCTGATCCTCTTGCTACTGCAAAGAATCTATTGTATCCGTAAGTTATTGAGCTCCATGTTGCTGAAGCAGGCAATGCTCCTGTAGCTGTCCATGTTAGTCCGTTATCAGCGGAATATGCTGCGGCTGTGCCGCCTGAAGCAATTGCCACAAAGTATGCTGACGATCCAATTAATCCTGCAGATACATCAGTCCATGTTGTCGAACTTGGTAATGCACCACCTGCTATCCAAGTTGCACCGTCTATCGAATATGCGGTTGCTGTGCCACCTGAAACAATTGCTACAAAATATCCTCCATAGAATGATACTGATGACCAAGATCCGGAAGATGGCATTGTTGCAGCAGTCCATGTTGTGCCGCCGTTAGTAGAAAATGCTGCGGCTGTGCCTCCACTGGCAATTGCTACAAATACATCATTTGCACCAATGGTTCCTGCGGCTGTTGCAACCCAATTTCCGCTCGAAGGCAACGCTCCGCCTGCGCTCCATGATTGTCCATCTGTTGATCTTGCGGTGTTTGCAGAAGAACTACCTGTTGCAATGAACACGCCATTAAGAGCTGAAGTGCTTGACCATGTAATTGAAGTTGGTAACGTTCTTGCTGTAGCAGTAAATCCCGGTGCTGGCTGTGATGAAATACTTGTTAAAATTGTAGTGCCTGGCAATAATCCGTGATTACTTGCAAAATCAACCTGAACGGTTGCAATAGCACCAACACTTAATGTTGTTCCGTCTGGAATTGCGCCAGTTAATGCTTCACTGATTGTTAATGTTGGATAAACAGAAACCGTATCTCCTGCATAAGGAGTACCTGATGCAGATACTGCGCCAATTGTTCCTCCACCAGCCGAGGTAACGGTTAATATACAATCATTAGTAGTCGACGATCCATCTAAACTTGAACCAGAAATTAAAATTCTATTTCCTACATTATAACCTGATCCACCTGCACCTACACCAGCACTAACTACCGCTGAATAAACACCATCTGTTCTTGTAACATCAAATATTGCGCCTACGCCTGATACAAGTTCATTTGTAGCTGAAGTAATGTTATAACTAGCATCGCCTGTTGCACCAACGGGTGTTCCAATAAGTGTGTAGTCAACAATGCCGCCGGCAGTGACTCCATCTACACTAATTGTAATATCGTTATCTGGGCTTACACCGCCTAGGTCTGTTCCTGCCCATGTTACAAAATCTCCTTGAGCGTAATTATTACCCGGTGTTGAGAGAGTAATCTGATAAGCACCAGTACCACCTGTTCTTACAACATTAATTTGAGCACCATTACCTGCGCCAGTTGTTGAAGATTGATTAATTGCAGTATATGTACCGCCGCCTGATATTCCTGTTCCAGAATATGTAAATCCAGTAACACCTCCCTGACTATCTACACTAGATACGGTAACAATAATATCGTTGTCTGGGCTTGTGCCGCCTAGCGATGTTCCGAGAATTACAATTCTGTCTCCAACAACATATCCGTCTCCGTTAATTGTACTATCGCCTAAGTCAGTTACGGTATAGACACCACCGGATCTTGAAACAGCAAAATGAGCATTTGCTCCTGTGCTTTGAATATTTGTTCCGGTAACTGCAAGGTTAGATCCGTTAGCACCTAATTTAGTTAAGCCTAAGGCTGCGGATAAGTCTACTTGATTTCCGCCAATTGCATTAATAACTAACGCTGCACCAGAACCACTTGAAATAACCATGCCCTGTTGAACGCCTGTTAAATCAACTAATTCAATTGATGTGTCTGCAGGAGTTGTACTTTCTTTATATCTTGCAGTAACCGTTCCAGAACCAATAACACCAGATACAGATGTACCCGCAGCAATATTTGGAGATCCTGAAATTGGTGATCCAATGGTTGGACTAGTTCCGTTGAACGCTATTTGATATGATCCAGATGCTGTTGTAAATTTTGAGCTTACACTTAGGGTTGATCCGTTGCTATACACAGAAAACGTTGGTTGTCCAATTGATGCTCCGGTATAAAAACCTGCTTGTCTAATCTGAGCAAAACTTGTAAACAGACTTTCTCCGTTAGTTGTTCCTACTTTAGCACTTGCATAATATGTAAATGACACAGAACTCGGTACACTATAAACTAAGAATGAACCTTCTGCACGAGCAAAACCGCTAACATTCGAACTAAGACCTTTTACCGTAATAGGTTGTTGTACGCTAAAACCGTGAGCTCCGGTTGTTGTTACCGTAATTAAAGAAGAACCAAAATAACCAGTATTAATTGATGCATCTGTGGTTATAGCTGAAACACTTAGGTCAGTTCCAGGCACTTCGTAAATAGAAGGATACATTCGAATTAAACCTAGTGCCTGCCATTTAGTAGGTTGTAATCCGTACTCAAAGTCAGCGTCAAGCATGGCCTGCGGAGCAGCAACACGCATACGTTCAATAGCATCTGTACCAAATTGCCAAGGTCTAATTGTTTGGTATTCTTCTTCAACAAATATTTGTAGATTTGCCGATGATGTTAAATTTGATGTATCGTGAGACAAATAAATTGTAGTGATAGTATCAGTTGTTTGAAACCATGTTCTAAAATCAACATCACTTAATAAGTTACCGTCACCGCTAGAACGTCCTTGTTTATATTCTACAGATAATGTTTCTGTGGCGTCGGCAAAATTATAGATAATTTCACCGTCGTCTACATTAGTAATTAACAATAATTCATCTGGTGTAAATTTTCCTAATAGTCTAATAGAACTTACACCTGGAATCTTCGATGGCATTGCAGGAATACCGTCCTCGATAACCGAGCTGAATACATTCCATAATGCTGTATTGGCAGAATCTGCTCCTTCTTCGGCAGGTGCAGAAGGATATTTAATTTGAACGGTTACATTACCATATGATGGTGCAACCGTTTGATTTGTAAAAATATAATCATTAATAACATCTCTTAGATATTGTTGACCTGTTATCTCTGGGCTAACATCGCCTCGAATTTGAGGTTCGCCGTTAATCCAAAAATAATCTGCAACTTGACGACATTTAACATTCCCGCCATATCTTAAATCGTGTATTATCGAATCAATAAAATATCCAACGTCTCTAAAACATTTGTCTGATGCATAAGAGTAACCAGAGTAAGGTGCAATATTATTAGTAATTTGATTATTAATAAACGCAACTACTTGATTTTGTAAAAATGTTTTATTTGCTGTTAGTAATGCTACCGCATTAGGAAACAGGTTATCATTTTTACTAATCCCCGGTTCAAAAATATATTTTTTTATCTGTCGTTTTGCCATTTAATTTTCCTTATGCTCCAAATGCAATTGCAAAAGCAGTTACACGAGAGTCTACGTAATCTTTTCTTGTTGCATGATTATTTGCAGTAGGAGATGCACCCAATGTTACTACTCCTGTTATAGCAGTAGTTCCAGATACTTCTAAATCTTCTACGCTTGCTATACCCTGCACGGTTAGTTCTCCGGAACTATCTCCGGGACCAATGTTTACTGATTTAAAATTTGCGTCGGCTGGTTCTCTTAACCCAATATCAATATTGTCTATTGAGCCAACATCATTGGCACTTTGTATAAAAACGTTTCCGTTAACAATATTGATATAAGGAGTTGATCCTTGTGCGACCGTAAAATCGCCGTCAATATTTAAAAATTCAAGTGTTCCTACACGAGTTAGATAGCTGTATCTAATAATTTCAGAAAGAGAAATTGTTGAGTCAGATGCATCAATAACTGGGATTCCGTTAATTTCAAAATCACCGGTTGTACTAATGTTTCCAGATACGGTAATTGAGCCGGTTACGATTAGGTCCCCCAGTTCATTGACTAGAAAACCCGGGCTTTTAAAGCCGCTTTTTGATTCAAATGGTATGTAAGTTACTGACATAAAGCCCTCGCTATCCCCCCGACTTCAACTGCTACAAAGACTATGTGTATTTATACGCAGCTTGATTAAACTCTTGTAAGGTCGTTTAGGCTGTAAAAATAAGTGGCACTAAAAATCAACTTACCGCCTAATAAAAGGCTGGAATTGTCGTAAGTAGAACCGTCTGGACTAGACGCTGGCTGCGCCTTTAACTGAAGTTTTGACTCTGAAATTGTAGCTGTAATTTCCACTAAATTTTCGTTGATATTAGTTCTGCCGTAGATTGTAATATCTGCTTTACCCGATCCTGCAACCACCAAACATTTAATCATTTCTTTTCTAATATTGCTAACATCAACAACAATAGTGTACTCTGCCGCGGCAAAATCCCCAACATACCATTCGTCAATTAGGGTATCTGACGTAACTGGTATCCAAGGTCCTTTGTAGGAGAAATTAACTCCGTTTTGTAATCTTAGAGTATTTTTTAAACCACGTAGAAAGTATTTTGCAAAATTTAGCATAGTAGTGTATTTATCAGATAGTAAAAAAGCCCCTTTCGGGGCTTTGTTTATTTGTTAGCAATTTTAACTAGTTTGCCATATTCTGGCAAATATAGATACTCAATTTCGGACTGCTGTAAGGTCCACAAAGCATCTTCTAGTGTTTCGACTAACGGTTCACCGCCCAAGTTAAAGCTAGTATTGAATAAAATAGGAATTCCTGTTTCTTCTTTAAATGCTTTAATTAGATTATAATAGTGTGTATTTTGCTCTTCTGTAACCGTTTGGATTCGACAAGTTCCGTCTACGTGAATAATACTTGGAATCTTTTCAGCAACTCCCGGTTGACAATTTACAGCATACATCATAAATGGGCTATCTTTCATCCCTCGAAGATCAAACCACTCGTGTACATCATCTTGTAAAATTGTACCAGCAAATGGTCGGAAATATTCACGACGCTTAACCGTATTGACAAAATCCTTACCATCTTCAAATGTTGGATCAAAGAGTACTGAACGATTTCCTAGGGCACGTGGACCGTTTTCCGAGCGTCCTTGGAAAATTGTAACAATATTTTTGTCACGTAACAGCTTAACAATATCTTTGTGTGTAGCGTCAGTAAGTTCTCCACCAAAATCTTCAACTTGTTTTTTAATTTCTTCGTTGGTGTAAGATTGTGGTGGTCCGAGATAAAGTGTTGTACCTGGACGAATAGTTTCGTCATCTTGCATACCGTACCAGAACATGAGTGCTGCACCGATAGCAGTTCCAGCATCATTACTAATTGGTTCTACATAAATTTCAATACCGTCATTTTTTAGTGCTTCTAGGTAATGATAATTTGCTACACAATTAAGACCATATCCGCCGCTGATCACAACACGATTTTTTCCGCTTTTTTCAACAGCTTTTCTAATTAATTTTACTACTTGTTCTTGAGTTTGTGTTTGAACAGCATATGCTAAGTCTCGACGACTTTGCAGATACGTAACATCATCGGTTGGGTCTGCTGGGTACTCGTCAAGTTCGTCAAATAGTTGAGCATTAACCATTCCACTCATTGGATATTTTGGAACAATCACGTTTCTGTCTGTCAATGGAATCCGTGATCTTTCATCAAATAATGGAGGAATTTTATCATTTGGTTTACCATACGGGAACAATCCCATGGTTTTGCCTGCTTCAATTGCAGAAAATCCACAATACTCAGTTACTGCTTCATAGGCCTTAACAATACCTGCATGATCAGTAATCCATGCTTCATGGGTATCACCGTCTTCTCCTATTGCATTACTTGGAAATTCTGGCGCATAATTAGCGGCTACTGCATCTCTTGCACCATAATGCTTATACAATGTTTTAAAATTTGCAGGATAATCGCAATCAACAATAGATTCGACTTCCCAAACCCAAATTCCGTTATCCCCGTAACTCATTGGATAAAATGTTCCTGCACCGTCAACAACTAACGAAACGGCATCTTTCCAACCCGAACGATAAAATGCGCAGGCTGCGTGTAGTTTGTGGTGCATAAAACTTAGGTCAATAACCTGAGGATGGCGATGCAGGTCGGGAACTTTACGATTAATCAAACCTAATTTTCTTGCTAGGCCTGTATAAACGTCATCGCCTGTATAATCAACTTTACCTGCTGTTTCATACAAGTTCTGAGTATGTGCAATAATCAAATAATCTAACTTATCTGTGTATTCTAAAATCTTTACCATTGAAGCAAACGGACCGCCATCGTATTTTTGACGACTTAGACGTTCTTCTTCAATGCTAAAAACAATTTCTCCATCTTTTAAAAGACACACTCCTGAGTTATGTCCTCGTGCAATAGCAGCAATCCAAACTGGTTTATCTGATTTACTAATTGATTTTACGGTCATTCTTTTTTCCCTAATACGTGATTTACTACTAGTGTAGTTATGTCTTCGTTCATAGACATAATGTTTTCGTTTGATCTATTAATTCTTTCATCTGGGAAGATTCTAATAGGATCGTATTCTCTGTTTACTTCTCCCATATCTAAAATATCAAAGTCAGGGCAGTTAGGGAACGATACGTTAATAGGGAAAGTCCCGCCAGTTACTACAACTGCTTCTTTATTCATAGAATATGCTAAATGCTGGCCCAAGCTATCGCAACCTAAAAACTTATCTGCATATTTGATAACTGCGGCCCACACTCTAATGTTTACATTTTCTGGTACAGCAACTTCGTCTTTAAGTTTTGCATCAGAAAAATCAACTTTAAATTCGCTCATCATAATAACACCAAAGTCATTATTTTGCAATTTTTTAACAATTGATTTAACATCACGTAATTCAAAACTTCTTGAAGTTCTGTCAATTAGTGTTTCGTCGATGTATTCAATACCACGACCAAAAGGTTGAAACACAACTACTTTTTCTTTTTTAAGTTTTTTCTTAACATCACTGACCATTTGTCGGCCATATAGCATTTCTTCTTTGCTTAGACGCAGGGTTGGTCTAGGAAGATCTCTAATACCTTTATTGTTAACTTGAATGTCAAACGCTTGTGCAATTGAACATTGTTGATTGTAATATTCCCAAATTCTATATGGTTCTGTGGTAACAATTTCGCGATCTTTTAAATAATCTTTAAAAAGATTTTTATGCCATACATCGTATGTTCTATTATCAAGGGTAGGATGACCCTTAAAAATATCTGTTCCACCTTCGCAGACAATAATAAAATCTTTATCGTCTGATTCTTTTTCATATAGTTCAAAAGCAGGAATAGATGCAATCATTCTACCTGCTCCACCGTTAATAAAAAATGCTTTGGATCTGCTCATTTAAACTCCAAAAAAATAGCCTTGTACTTCATTATATAGTCATATAACGAAAAGCACAAGGCTAATCTTGGTTTAAATTTTAATTATAGAGCAGGTTGAATTGGATAAGGAATTTTCCAATGATCTACGCCAGCATACTTTGTTTCAATTGTTCTTAAAAACTCAGCATGTTGCTCAATCTTTTCTAGCTGTTCTGGCAAATAGTTACCTGAACTTGCAGCTTCCTCAAAAGTTTTTAATTGAGACTTTTGAGATTCAAAGAACGAAGCTCTAGTGATAGCATGGTTTCTATATCTTGGCATTATCCAAGAACTAGTTGCTGCATCCCATTTTGCATCGTTGGTGTAAAATGGTTGTGTGCAACAGCCGTGCTCGTCATCATAATGATATTCGTACTTTTCACCTGTTGGAAGTGTTTCTACATAGTTTGGTACAGGACTTTGCTCATATTCGTGAGTAATATAAGATGCTAAAAATGGATTTTGATCAGCGTCGAGTACAACTTGAATATGACCCTCTGGGTCTAGATTCTCTTGAGCAATTTTCCATTTTTCTAATGCTTCTAAGGTTTCTTCACCTTCGTCCCAAGCAAACACAGCACCCGTAGCTTTTACTACTCTGATGAGCAGATATCTAGGGCCTGTATAAACACAATCAACCGTTCTGTTTAATTTTGTTGTGGTCTTGTATGGCTCATCTGGCAATACTGCTTTAAATGCTTTTCTCATGTTTTTAATCCTTAGGTATAAAGTTAATTCTAACTGCACCCATGCCGCCTCTCCAACCGTTATCTCTAACGTCACCGCATGGTGTTGCTGGATGTCCGCCTATGCCAATTGGCCAAAATGGTTGACAACCTTGTACATCGTAGCATCCGCACGATCTAATTGTAGTATAACAAGTAGTCCATGGAATACCTCTAACTGGGCTTCGACTCATGCCGTTAAGTGCATTAATAAACTGGTGATATCCCATTCCTGACCATTCAGAGAATCCATTATCACCTTCTGTTCCGTATGAAACAACGCCACCATCGCAGGCAAATAGTCCTGGAGGAACAGCTACGTGGTAATGAGTTGAACATGGGCAGTTACCATAACCAGTCCAGAATGTTACACAGCTAAATCCGCCGCGTTTATTAATATCTCCGCCGTAGGCTTCTGCACAACAGCTACCAGTTCCTGATCCATAATTACAAATAATACCACAACATCCGTTTGAATAGTTGGTATTACAGAAATTACCTGCTACAAAGCAACAGAACATAACGCCGGATGGGTTACAGAATGTTGTGCCTCCACGGCCGCCTTGTGTACAAATACATCCGTTAGTTGCTGCACCAGTTAATGGAACACGGCCAAACCAGCATAAGCAGGTTGCTTCTGAACAACCACGGAAACATAGTGTATCAGCATTGTTACAGCTCTTTCCAATGTATCCACAGACATAACAGCCTGCAACTACGCAGAAACATTTTCTTGCCCATGCTCCTGGATTTCCTGGAACACCGTGTCCACAGCAGCACATACGTGCTCCTGAACCACCAGCACCCCAAACGTCCATGATAACACGACCTGTTTGGCAGGCTACCCAGCAAAATCCGTTTACATAGTTATTGTATTCAGCTGACGGTGTATAAAACCAAATTTGTCCTTTTTCAAGATTTGATTCATCCCATTCAATTTGGTTTAATTTATTTTCTACTAATGTTTTTAAGGTAGCCATATTAGTACGCATTGCCTCCGTCAGTTGGAATGTATTTAATTCTTACCATACCCATACCACCTCTCATAGCATGGTCACGAACACCCGGACATGGGTGAGGTGCTGCACCAGGTACTCCGTAAGGAACATAATGCATACATCCTTCCATTTCGTAGCATCCGCAAGCACGGTCTGAACGCCAGCAACGAATATTTACTAGGTGTCCAGGTTGTCTAGATAAACCAGTTAATCCGTTTAGGTGATGTGGTTTAGTGCTTCCTGACCAGTTAACCATTGGTGAATCATTTTCAGTTGTGTATGTATATGATCCGCCGTCGTTGGCAAAAATACCCGGAGATGTAGTAATGTGATACTGGAACATACATGTACACATTGGTAAACATCCTTGCCAGCTTACACAGCTAAATCCGCCACAGCAGTTAATATCGCCGCCGTAGCCGCAGGCTTGGAATGAAGCTGAACTGGGCCAATCACTTGGATTCCAGTTACAGATCATACCGCAAGCAGAGCGAGAAATATCACACATATTGTGTTGTGTACTTAATTTTGTTCCGCACCATGCGTTGGTTATGTAGCAAGAGTATGGTGATTTATCATCAATACAATAACTAATACCACCACGACCACCCTGAGAACATAAACAGCCATTTGATGCACCTGCTGCACAGCAAATACCCCAGTTAGCGCAGCCTTGGCCGCCATAACGTCCACATTGGCCGCCTTCAAATTGAATGCCGCCACCGGCATTGCCGTACGGATCGCCTGCCATTGGGTTTCCGCCACCTTGGCCCCATCCCCACGGATTGTTGCCTCTAAATGATTCTTGTCTATTTGGTTCTTGTCCGCCTTCCCATACAGGTTTAGGAGCACAACCAAACCAGCATACGCAGGTTGCTTCCGAACATCCTCTAAAACAAAGTGCTGAAGAGTTGTTGCATGAACGACCTACATACCCGCAAACATAGTTTGAAGGACATACACAAATACATTTTTTTACATAGGCTGCTGGGTTTCCAGGTAATCCCACACCGCAGCAACACATTTGTGCGCCTGATCCAGACGCACCCCAAATTTCAATAATTGCTTTACCGCATCCTGGTGGTTTCCAACAGAAACCATTACAGAATGATGTGTACATATTGCCGTCTGAGTAAACCCAGATACGACCTTTTTCTAAGTTATCTTCCCAGGCTAATTCACGATTACCTAATAATTGTGTTAATGTTGACATTAGTAACCGCCTCCTAGTCTTGAGCAATTCTGTTCATATATTCCAGAACCTCTATATGTTAATCTAATTGCACCGTGGCCGCCTCGTCTGCCGTGGTCACGAACGTCTGGACATGGAAACGGAGGTCCACCGGCTACACCATACGGCATATGAACTTGACAACCGTTTTGTTCATAACATCCACATGATTGAGTGCCTGAATAGCAAGTGTGCCATGGCATACCGCCACTTGGCCATTTACCTACGTTGTTAATTGCATATTGTTGATTGTAGTTACCCATTCCTGACCATTCAGAATATTCTGGGTCTGCATCGTTAATATACGATAAGTAACCACCTTGTGTACTATACACGCCAGCAGCAAAAGGAATGTAAACTTCAGTTTGGCAAGGACATGATGGATAGCAACCTTTAAAGTGTACATATCCAACGCAACCGCAGCAGTTAATGTCGCCACCGTAGCCGCAGGCAATCCATGCGCCTGGACATTGGTTACACACAATTGCGCAGTTATCGCAACCTGTTGGAGAATTATAACGTGTTGTACAGAATGTACAATATAGATAACAGCAATAAGCAGATGTTGAAGTTGAGCATATAGCAATGCCTCCACGTCCGCCTTGAGCACACATACATCCGCCGGTATAACCGCAAAGGTCTCGAGCATTACCCCATCTTAGATATGACGGGTCGCTGCATCCTGAAAAACATAAGCTGTGAGAGTTACAAGACATTGATGGACAAGCACAAATATAGCTGCCACAAAAAACTGCAATAGTCTTTTTAGAATATGCCGGAGCATTTCCTGGAAGGCCAAAGCCACAACAGCACATACGAGCGCCGCTGCCTGCTGCACCCCACATCTCAATAGTTAGTGTTCCACAACCAGGTGATGTCCAGCAGTACAACATGTCAGATCTAATACATGAATACATGCCGGTGGGTGAGACCGTCCAGACCTTGCCTTTTTCAAGATTATCCTGATTGGCTGTAATCTCTCTTGTAGATAATAGGTCTGATAATTTCATTTGTTTTCCCTAATTATGGTCCAATAAATACCCAACCAAATGTTGAGCCTGAATAAATCATTGTTACCGCAGCATTGTTAAGGTTTAAAACTAAATCTTCTGATAAGTTTTGAATTTTATTACCATTTCTGCCAATGGTTACGTTGTTAGTAGCAAAGTTTCCTGCTACGTCAATAATTTGAATTGTATCACCTACTGATGGTGATGCTGGTAAAGTAAGAGTAAAAGCTGTTGATGTTGCATCAGCAAAAATTCTTTCTCCAGAATTCAATGTTGTTGATGAAGTTAACGTTCTGTTAGTTACTGCATCTGTTCCGAAGGATGATACCTGTCTTCCCATTTTATGTTATCTCCTAATAATTAAGTTGTAGATGTCTCAATACCAAACGCATTCACTGATACGTTTGCATTGCTGGCATAAACAACTAAATTTTTACCAGCATTCATCATAATACCTGTTCTCTCTAGCACACCGTTTGCACCAACTTGCACATCATATTCAATGTATTCTGCGTTTGTCGGAGTCGAAGTTGCAGCTAGAGCCATTCTAATACTCACTGCTGTTGTTCCTCTATTCAAAACGTTAATTGATAGTACGGTGAAATAACCAGTTGGAACGGTATAGACTACGGTATTGGTAGCTGATGCTAACGCTGATTGTCCTAATAATCCTGTTGCCATTTATAAATTCTCCATTATTTGTTCAATAAAAAGTAGTTCAATACCAGTGGATCGCCAGCAATACCGCCTTTGAAATTCACCTTAGTATTTATGTTGATTTGAACATTCGTAGTAGTAGCGATGGTCTGACCAGCTATGTATACAACGCCCGCTGTTAGGGTGTTTACGTTCAAACTAGAACCGCCGCCACCAATTTGGCTTGTTATATATGCTTTAATAGCACGTTGAGTTGGAATAACAGAGTCCGAATCTTGTGTAAAGAACGGATCTGTTGAAAATTCAGAAATTGTTGCTCCTGAACCGCCCAATGCTACAGAACCCAGCGAAAGTTCGTTCAACCCTGCAATATTAAATGCGTCAGCATTCAATGTTGCAACACCAGTTGATTGCTCAACGTTGAATAATCCACCAACTCTAAAGTTACCGTCTTGGTCAGTACTTGTGTAGAACACACGACCGCCTTCTGAGCCAACGGTTTCGTTAGCAGGAACTGGATCTTGTAACGGCAAGTCTGGGTAATTTGTTTGTGTTTTATTACCTGTTCCCACGTCTAAGAAATCATGTCCTGTTAAACGAACCTGTGAATAACGTCTACGAATTGAAATTGCTGTTTCATGATCCGGTGCTTCGGCAGCTCCCAATGCTGGACTTAGTTGTAGAGTTGCATTGTAAGTACCGTCAGTATTTGGTATTAATCCAGTTACGGTAACTAGTCTATACCAAACATCGTTAATTCCTGCGATCTGAACGTTTGAACCTGCTCTTGGAACATCGGTTAGATTCTTAAATCCAACATATGAACTTACTTGATAGTTGTCAGCATATCCGTCGCCTGTTACGGTTGCAGATGCTGCGGTATAACCTGTTCCTCTATTGGTCCAAATTGGTTGACTTAATGCTCCATCTCCTACTCTAATTTCGACGGTTGCATCTGATCCTGTGTTATTAGGATCAGTGATAGTCATAGTTGGAGCACTTGAGTAACCACTACCTGGTTCGTGAATCCAAATTTCAGTAATTTGGTTATTTGTTACATAAGCTCTGGCTCTAGTCTTGGCGCCAGCAACTACGCCTTGTGCTTTTGGACTTGTTGGAGCAAGTACCATCCATTTTGGACTTCCAGAAATACTTCCTAATGCAGATGCTACGTATTCTTTAGCCACTACCGCTGTCATTGTTCCAGATGCCGCTGAAAGAACTAGGGCGGATCCGCCTTTAGATGTAGATACTGAGAATTGTGTAGTATTTGTAGATTCAACACTAATTACCCAATAGTATGTGTCATTTCTAACACCACCAAATGTAGTGCCTGTGAATCTTACACGATCATTTACACTAATATTTGCTGTTGTATCAGATGTTGTTATTAAATTTGTATTCAATACAAAATTAATGCTTGCAGCACCACTCGATGCTGTAGTTGGAAGTGCTACATTTCTATTATTTCCATAGGCCGCAGCATTCCAGTTACGTGTTGCAGGTAGTGCTGGACCTTCTACCCATGTAATACCATCTGTAGAATATGCTGTTCTTGTAGAGTTATAAGCAAAAGCTGTATAAGCTCCGCCACCATAAACAACTCTATACCAACGTGCTGCTGCACCCGGCATAGTTGCCGATGTCCATGATGTACCGTTTGATGAGTAAGCAGCCTTAGTTGAAGTTCCATTTGGTCCTCCAGCTACCGTTACAAACTTACCATTGCCATAAACTACTGAACTCCAGTAGTCTGCACTTGGCAATGTATTACCTGCGGTCCAAGTAATACCGTCTGTAGAATAAGCACTTAATTGGCTAGTTGCTGTAATACCTGTTACTACAACATAATATGCTGTTGCTCCTGGCTGACCGTATGCAATACTTGTATATTCTGTTGAGCTAGCACTAATTGTGCCGTTTAACCATGTTACCCCATCTGTTGAGTAAGCGGTTCTATTTTGTCCACCGCTAATTGCAACATATTTGCTGCCAGCATAGATCATATCTGACCACTGGCCTTGAGTTGGAATAGCGTTAGTAGTTCCTGTCCATGTTACTCCATCTGTAGATGTAGCAAGATGACGTGTATTTGCTATAACAGCAATATACTGATTAGAACCGTTATATGCAATTGCTGTATATTCCCATGAACTCGATGGTGTTGCTAGTGTAACAGATGTCCATGTTTCGCCGTCTGTACTTGAAGCAGCATATGGAGTTGCTACGTTATCGTGACCAACTGCAACAAATTTGCTGCCTGTCCAGATAACATCTTGCCAATATGCACTTGCAGGCAATGTTCTTGCAGTATATGATCCAGGATTAGTATCTTTAGCTGTTGTTGAAATTGCTAGGCTAGCATGTGAACCGTCACGTAGTGTCCACGTTACACCATCTTCAGATGTTGCTGCGTAATCACCGTACGATGTTACGTAGAATACACCGCCGCCATAGTTAATAGAACTCCACTCATATATTCCTGGAAGTGTGCTGGCTGTCCATGTTGCGCCATCAAATGAGTAAGCTGCATTTCCAGAGCTGTCTGAAATTGCCACATAACGTCCGTTACCATAAGCAACGTCAATCCAATTTGATGTAGTTGAGTCATTGTTAGCTGGTAGGCTAGTTGCTCCAACGGTCCATGTTGATCCATCTGTTGAATAAGCACTTGCTCTGCTGAAGCCGCCACCGATCATAACAAATCTATTATAACCGTATGTAACTGCTACTGCATCAACGCTCTGTGTTGAAGTTGACCATGAAGTTCCTGTTGTACTTACAGAGTAATAAGCAGAACCAGATGTTCTAGAAACAGCAACAAACTTTTGATTACCGTAGGTAACATCTGACCATGAAGCTGATGTTCCTAAACTTGCGCTAGTCCAATTAATACCATCTGTTGAGTATGCAGCACTTGTGCCACCACTTGCTACTGCTACAAAGTAACTAACTCCTGTGCTAACTTGGCCGTAGGCAATAGCGGTCCATGTTGCAGATGCTGGTAAAGTCATTGCAGTCCATGTTGATCCGTCTGCGGAATAAGCACCACTGGCTGTTCCACTAGCTATGGCTACGTATTTTGGTGTTACAGCAGTACCAGATACTGACACGCTTGTAATTCCACCACTTACACCGGATACGGTTGACACGGTGATTGTTAAATTATTAGTTGGCGTGGTACCACCTAAACTTGCACCTAAAATTGTAACGGTATCACCAACTGCATATAATACACCCGGCGAATTGATAGTTACACTATAAACTCCATTTCTTCTAGAAACATCAAATGTTGCTAGATTTCCTGAACCGCTTGTAGTTCCAGATAGTCCGGTGTAAGTTGAATAACCATCGCCAAATGCAATGTCTGTCCAGGTAGAACTTGCTGGAAGAGTTGATAATGATTTAGTAAATGCAGGTGCTGTAAATGATAGTCTTGGAGTAATAACATAAGTTGATGTTAAACTTAGCGAGCTAGCAATTGCAGTTCCTGGAACAACGTGATCCCAACCTGCTGTACCTGTTGATTCTTTATAAACGGTAGCTACTTTTGAACCAGCGTTATAAGAATTAATATAACCGTATTGTCCTGCACCTGTACCTGCTGTAATATAAACAGCCATTCCAACGTATGCAGAACTTGTTGCTGTATCTGCTGCGGCAAGTGTAATTTGAGTTGTGTTTCCTGCCTGAGCTTGGTTAGAAGCAGTGACATAACCAGTGCCGCCTGTTCCGGAGCTATCGCCTGGATCAGTTAATCTAACTTGGAACACTCCGTTATCGCGGAATTCTCCCATTCTAGTTGCTGCACTATAGCCTGCACCGGATATTGAATACGACCCTGTATGATAATCGCTACCAGCGTTTCCATATTCTAATAATAAAATATTGTTACCGTCAGTAATAACGTTTCTAATATCTGCTTCTGTTGAACGGTTATTGATTAAACCGGTAATTGGTGTTTCAGTAACATCAACGCCTTCTGCTACAGCACCATAGTCGCCGTAAGAGTTGTTACCGTTTGTTCCGCGAATTTTACCGCCGTTTTCTGCTAGATAGCCAACGTGTGCATAGTAAGTAAAGATCGAAACAAGTTCTGCACGACCTAAGTTAGTTACCCATGCGCCAATTCCATCGCTAATAACTTGAGTAAAGTCATTAGACACCATCGAATCAACACCGCCATTGTGTAATGAGCCGTCAATCTTCTGACCAACAGCCGCTGTACCAAAGGTTGTAACGTTTTGTGTATATGTTGATTTGTTAGTTACCCACACGCGGTCATCGTTTGGTCCCCAACCATAGTCTAGAGAAACATAAGAACCTGCTAATGGACGTTGTGTACCAAATTCGTTTGCTGGTAATAGGCCTGTTGCGCTTACTGGGTTAGCTCCAGGTGTTGTTCCGTCTGAGCTTCCGTCAAGGCCTAGTAATGTTTGATTTCTAACTCCACAACCGTTTCTAACTAGATACATATCTTCTAGTTTTGAACCAGTTAATGCGTTTCTGTAATAACGAGCTGCTAATGCAGATTTGTAGTTTCCTGTATATTTTAAATCGTAAGCTAGTGCTTCAACGTAATTTCTAATATCGTTTTGGCAGTAAGAGCTTAGATAGTAGAATGTCATAGTCATTGATCCAGAGGCTGCTGATAAATCAAGAGCTCCTGTCAATGATTCTGAAGTACTGATCTTAAATTGTGTTGCACTTATAATGCTATAAATGTAATATGTTGTTCCTGTTGAAACACCACCAAATGTAGTACCAGTAAATCTTACAGCATCTCCGACTTGCATCCATGCTGTGCTTGAGCAAGTTAGTTTATCATCTGAAGTTGTTGCTGTTACGGTTGCTTTGTAAGTGTTGTTGATATAAGCTGTTGCTTCTGCGGCTAAAAATTCTTTGTTTAGTAGTAGAATTTCTGCAGCATTTAACACATCTAAATCTTTTGTTGGAACATTTGTTCCAGTAACAATTGGAAGTGCTCCTGAATTTGCATATCCGATGATGTTTGAAAGTAAAATTTCTACTTGAGAAACTGCATCGCCGGCAGCAACTAGCGCAGAACGAACTCCAATAAAGTCAATAATTCTACTAGTTGCTTCTAACTGGCTAGCAAGAACAACACCAGTTGAAGAAAGGCCTCTTTGATATGCCATTCCGTTTTGAATCGATAAGAAGTTTGATCCAAACATCATATCGTAGCCTAGTGCATCTACAATATACCCAACGTCTCGTGAACATAATGTTTCGTCAAAGTCTAATGTTGCAAATTCTCTCTTAATATGTTGAACCGCATCAGTTTGAATAGATGTTTTAGCTGCTTGTAATGTTGTATTAGCGGCAGAAAGTGTTGCACTTACCCATGTTGTTTCTGGGGCAACACTAGATGGTGTTGTGCCAGTATTGATAGTGTCACGTATTTCTGTTAAACGTGTTGCTGCATAAGTACCAGCTGTTGAACTTCCTGCTGTGCCTGTTGTATCTTGAGTAGCAGCATTTCCTGTTGTCTTTGTCCAGCTACCTGTATTACCTTGTGCAATGTAAGTAATAATTGCAATTAAACGATTTTGCACAGCAATAGCAGCAGTTTTCTCGGATGAAGGTTCAACAAATGTTCCATTACTATAATATGAACGTGCAGCAATAACGGTTGCTAGGTTACCACCATACATTAAATCATAATACAATGCTTCAACAATATATCCAATGTCTCTTGTACATGCTGTTTGTCCAGATACTCCTAAACTAGTCCATAAAGAACTATAGTTTAAAACCATATATGCTGTAACTTCAGCTTGTAAAAATGATTTGTTAGCAAGAATTAATCTTGCGGCATTGTAATAACCTGAAGTATAACCATAAGTTCCGCCGGTTGGTGTTGGACGAACATAAGAATCTGCATAAGCAAGACCGTTGTTAAGAACATCTTTAATTTCTCTTGCATTGTTTACAATAGAAAGTGCAGAAGTAGATAGTCTTAATTGTTCTTGAACTTTAGCAAAGATAAAATCTACGGTTGCTAAGGTTGGAGCAAGTTGGCTATTTAAAACAACCTGTGTTGATGTGATTCCTCTTCTATATGAACTTGCGGTTTTAATAGACATATAATTAGAACCAAACAAGAAGTCATAGTATAATGCATCAATAATATATCCTGTATCTCTCTTACATAGAGTTTCATCATATGATAGAGTTGGGAAATATTCGTTAATATATTCGATTGTTTCTGTTTGAATATATGATTTTGCAGCAAGAATTTTAGCACCAGCAGTTAACAAACCTGCGGCTGGCCATGTAATATCTGGAGCAACGGTTGTTGGTGCTGTTCCAGTGTTGATTGTGTCATAAATTTCTTGAACACGAGTCTGTGCAGTTGTCGCTGCACCTGCTGAGCCAGCTGTACCTGAAGTATCTTGTGTAGATGTGTTTCCTGTAGACTTAGTCCATCCGCCAGTATTACCAGTTGCAATATTGTCAATAATGTCTTTGATTCTATTAACGGTGGCTAATAGTGCTGTTTTTTGACCTGCTGGTTCTACTAATACTCCGTTACTATAATAAGCACGAGCGGCAATTACGGTTTGTAGATTACCGCCGTATGTTAAATCGTATACAAGAGCGTCTACAATGTAGCCCATATCACGAGTACATTTTGCTTTATCTCCTGCGCTTAATGCTGTCCAAACAGCATTATAGTTTGTATTCATATATGCTGAAACTTCGTCTTGAATAAAAGACTTGTTAGCAAGAATTAAACGAGCCGCATTTAGATAGCCTGCATCTGAAGCATTGTTAGATCCGCCTGTTGGAGTTGGATATACAAATGCTGATGCATACGAATCTCCAAGTTCAATTACTTTCTTCATTTCTAAGATATTACTATCTGTGAATAAAGTAGCTGCTCCGGTGCCTGTGCCTGCTCTTTGTCCTGTTGTATTCTGTGTTTCGCTGTTTCCTGTTGTAGGTGTCACAGCAGTATTTGTAATAATATCATCAACAATAGATTGAATACGTTGAAGAGCTGATATAGATTTAGTTTTTTCATTAGCTGAAATTACACTTGGTGATGCTTCAGTTCTTGTTCCACGTAATTCATCTCCAACCACTGCGGTATTTGCAGGTACGATAATTGGTAATGTTTCATAATAATGGCCGGTTTTAACAAAAATTGTAAAGTGTGGAATTTCTTCTGCTGGAAGAGAATCTGTATCTCCGGCTGTGATTGCATCTGTTACTATAGAAACTAAAGACGAAACTAAGTCTGATGCATCGGTTTCGGCTGTATAGTTTGTGTCAATTACCTGTTTAATTCTGTTTCCTACAGAAATACCATTCAATGTTTGATAATTTGCAGCAGGTGCAGCATTAGATAAAATGCTATCCATCAAACTTACACCGTAATTAATTGCAGCAACGGTCTGAGCTTCTTGTCCGCTAATATAGCTTGCGCCTAATGTTGTAAAATAGGCTTGAGCAGCTTCTATAGTTTTACCATTTCCTGTATGAGAAATATCATAGACAATAGCATCTACTAATAGACCCATATCTCTTTGGCAAATAGTTTTATCATATGAGAAACCTGACCAAATTCCTGTGCCTGCGGTAATTTGATAATCAACCCATTCAACAATTTCTTTCTGAATAAATGTTCTGTTGATAGAAAGTAGATATTTTGCATTTGGGTATTCAGTACCTGCTTCAACTTGTTGAGCAGCATATCTTACACTTGCCCATGGTTGGTCAATGGTTAGACCAAATGTTGGAGCAGGAGTGTTTGTTCCGTGAGGGGCAACATAATAAACTTTTGATACACGACCAAAGTATGCCCATGCTGGATAACCACCATCTACTGAAAGTACCTGACCTTCGTCGCCTATTGGTAATCTTGTTGGGCCAGATCCTGAATAATAAACTAAGTCGCCAGCAGTAGTAAGTACGCTTTCTTCGTTACCTGCTGTTAATAAATTCCAATAAGTTCCAAGAGTGTCGTTATCTGGACGGCTTGGTGTTGATGCTGTGTGGGCTTGAACACAAATATAAGAATTTGGTCCATACTTAACTGCGTCGCCTAAAATATAAGCCGTTGAAGTTACCCATGTGCTTCTCCACTTGATACCTTCGTTTAATAAACTCCAATACGATGCGTTTGGCGGTCTTTGGTTTGAATTATCGGCTGTGGCAACATAGGTAAAACCGCCGTTACGAACAATTTCGCCAACTTTATAAGATGCACCAGACGACCAATCGCCAGCAAGTCTAAATCCTGTTGTAAACAAATCCCAATCTGTTGAATTAGTTGACGGTGCAAATCCGCCAGCAGATACATGATCTGTTTTTGCAATATAAGTATTTCCACCGTAGCGAACAATATCGCCGGGTTGATATGTTGTACCTGAAGTCCAATCGCTTTCAAATTCAACACCTTCAACAAATTGATTCCATTTAGCAACATCGGTTACAAAACTTGCTGCTGCTGTGTGGTCAGTAATACAAATATAAACGCCACCGCCATTTTTAACTAGGTCGTTGACCTTGTATCTTGTTGCTGTAGTCCATGCACCTTTGTATTCAACGCCTTGATTAAAATAATCCCACTTGCTTTGATCAGCTTCTAATCCAAGAGCAACGGTAGCAGCTGATGTATGATATTCGTTACATACATATGTTGTACCGCCGTACTTGATAACATCGCCTAGTTTATATCTAGTAGATGATGTCCATGCACCTTTCCAATCAAGTCCTTTAGAAAATAAATCCCACTTGCTTTGATCAGCTTCTAATCCAAGAGCATTTGTACCTGCGGCAGTATGTGCGGTGTTACATAGGTAGGTGTAACCACCGTACTTAACAATATCATTTACTTTATATGTTGTTCCAGCGACCCATGCACTCTTCCAATCAAAACTTTCTGCAAATAAATCCCAATCGCTTTGATTATCTTCTAATGTCGAATCACTAGTATGTCCATTATTACAAATATAAACATAACCACCGTACTTAACGATGTCGTTTTCTTTGTAAAGTGTTGTTGCAGTCCAATCACCTTTCCAAACTTGACCGTCTGCAAACAAATTCCATTTAGTTGGAATATTATCTAAGTCTGTATAGAAATCAGCTGCTGCTGTGTGACCGACTACGCAAAGATATGTACGTCCGCCATATGCAATAATGTCGTCTTTATAGTATGTAGTACCGGTTGTCCAGTCATCTTTCCATACAAATCTAATTCTACCTAATTTAAACTCTGCCATTTATAGCTCCGTTATGCAAGTATTAATATTTATTCAATCCGTAAATGCTAGGTTTTTAAGTTCCTGATAAGAACTTAGATGCCACTAACATAGTTCCGTCTATTCCTCGTTTAAAGTTTACTTTTGATGTAAAAATTAACTCATCCCCTGTAGTTGTGCCAAGTGCCTGTGGTCCAACTTGAACAATACCAGCAACAAGTTGGGCTGTAACTGCGTCTGCACCACCTCCAGAAACACGTCTTTGAATATACGCTTTAATTGCTCTCTGTGTTGGTACAACATTGTTTGAATCTGCTGTAAACGTTATGTCTGTTGAAAATTCTCTAACGACAACGCCTGATCCACCAACGGTAACACCACCCAACCTCAATTCTTCTAGACCTTGTAGTTCAAAGAATTGAGCATTTAATGTAACCGTGCCCGTTGCCTGTTCAACTGAGAATAATTCACCAACTCTAAAGTTACCGTCTTGGTCAGTACTTGTGTAGAACACACGACCTCCATCGCGTTCTCTAACTTCATCTTCTGGAGCAAGAACGGTTCCGTTTGGATTTAATGTATCCGGGTAGTTAGTTGAATAGAATCCTCCAAGACCGATATCTAAAAAGTCATGTCCAGTTAAACGAACCTGCGAATATTGCTGACGAATTTCAACCGATGTTCCGTGTTCTGGGCTTTCTTCTCTTCCTAGATCTTTAGCAATGGTTAATCTTGCGGTATAGTTTCCAATTGATCCGCTTAAGATTGTTGCTGTTAATAATTTATAAGTGTAATCGTCAATTCCAGCAATGTTTAAGTTATCGCCCGGTCCTGGAATTCTAGTCAAGTTATTAACAACTAAAGAGTCTCCAATTTGATATTGATCTTTATACCCGTCTCCTGATACGGTTAATACGGTACTAGAAGTTTCGTAACCTGTACCTGCATTAATAATTGTAGGATTACCTAAAACTCCATTACCAATTCTAACTGCTGTAGAAACATCTGAGCTGTTACTTGGATCTGTAATGGTCATTGCTGGTGCTGATGTGTATCCGCTACCAGGTTCCCAAATATTAATACTAGAAATTCTTCCTGCAACAACTCTTGCTCTTGCCTGTGCTTGTACACCAGTGCTGATTAATCTACCAACATTGCTGTTAGTCGAGAATCCTGCAATTGCTAAGAATTTTCCTGGTTTCATTGGGTTTCCAAAACATACTGCTGCCCAAGGTGCTGTTGTGCTTATCGATTGATAAGTCCAATTATAACCATCTTTTGATATTGCTATAGTATTTGTACCGGTTGCAACGGCAACAAACAGACCTTGACCATAAGTTACCTGTTGCCAGTTAGCCGCAGTTAGTGTTGATTCATACCATGTTGAACCGTTAAAACTAATTGAAACTTCGGTAGCACCTGCATAACCGCCTGATAGTGCTACCCAGCGATTGTTACCAAAGGCTAGGCTAATTGCACCTTGTGGTATGCTTGTGGCTGTCCACGCTGTTCCATTTGTTGAATATGCAACCGCAGCACCTGCTGTTGAAGAATCACTAGCGGCTACTATAACAAATTTTCCCGAACCGTATTCGATAGCGTTCCAGTCAGCACCTTCTGGTAACGAAGATGTAGTCCATGTTGTTAGATCCAATGATGTAGCAACAATATTTTTGCTTCCAGAAATTGCTACCCATGTAGAATTTCCATATGATACATCTCTCCAGTCTGTTGATCCCGGAATAGTCACCGATGACCAAGATGTGCCGTTAGTTGATTTTGCTACATAACCTCCTGTAGCAAAAGCTAATAATACTCCTCCAGTATATTTTATTTTTGTCCATAGTGCGGTTACTGGAAGTGTGCCGTTAGTCCAGGTTACCCCGTCGGCTGAATAAGCAGCAACGTTGCTGTCAATAGCTACCGCTACCCAATATGTTCCATTGAATGCCAAACTACTCCATTGTCTGCTGTTTGGTAATGTAGTTGATGCTGACGTAAATCCCGGACTAGTAAATGTAATTCGTGGTTCAATTGCATAATTTGCTGTTGTGTTCAACGATGTTTGTATAGGAGTACCCTCAACAAGATGTTCCCACCCTGCTGCATGTAATAAGAATGAACCTGTAGCGTTAATTAGACCATATACTGAACCGCCTGACGATGTGCTAACTTTAATTTTGTTGTTTAATGAATCAATAGTATGAACAAAATAAACAACATAATTAGCAATGTTTCCTATAGTTGTTCCAGAAAATACCACTGGTTGATTTACACTTAATGTTGTGGTGTCTAAAAGTGTAATCCAGTTTCCTGATGAAGATGTTGCCGAACATGATATTGGGCTTGTAGATTCTTTAGCTACATAAACAACTTTTCCTGTTGCATCATAATCGGCAATATATCCATATTGGCCAACACCTTGACCAGATGGAATTAAAATTCTCATTGTTTTATAAGTTGCAGCATCGTTTTCGTCTGATCCTGCAATTACAAATGTATATGCATCAGTTGTACCTTGGCCGGCGTTGGTTGTAAACACATATCCAGAACCTCCTTCTGCAGACGAATCGCCTCTATTTGTAATTCTTACTTCGTAAACTCCACCATCTCTAATTTCATTACCTGAAACTTGTGCATTAATTCCAGAACCAACAATAGAGTATGAAGCACTAGAATAACCGTTACCGGCATGAGAATAAAAGACCTTCATTAATCCTTGGTCGTCGTTAACCATAGTCTGATACACATCTGCATCATAGTATCTATTGTTTACGGTGCAGGTAATTGGATCTTCTGTGGTATTATATTTTTCAGATACAGCACCATAGGTTCCGTAAGAGCAGTTTCCGTTGGTTCCTCGGATCTTACCACCGTTTGTACATAGATAACCAATGTGGCAATAATATGTAAAGATCGAAACACATTCTGTTCGGCCTTCACCGTTGGCCCATACACCAATACCGTCACTTAAAATTTGTGTGAAGTCGTTAGCAACCATTGTTTGATTGCCACCGGCATGAAGGTCTCCATCAATCTTAAATCCAACACAGCCTGTACCAAACGTAGTGCAGTTAACTACGAACGGTGACTTAGTTCCTACCCATACACTAGTATCAGTTGGTCCCCATCCCGGATCTAGAGAAGCATAAGCCCCCGCAGACGGTCTTCTTGTTCCGTATTCATTAATTTCACCGAGTGTTCCTTCGAGCCCAATTAATGTTGCATTTCTTAAACCGGTTCCGTCTTGTAACAAGAACATGTTTGAAGTTTTGTTCATTTCTGCATTGTTGCCGTTGATAAAAAAGTTTGCAGCATTAATGGTATAGAAATTTCCAGGATATCCTATATCGTGAATCAATGCTTCAACAATCCTAGTAACATCTTGCGTCCATCTAGCAGGAAGTTCTGCTAGAGTAGAATCAACAAAATTTGCTTCAATGTATGATGTTGTTTCACTAATAATAAACTCTTTATTATTAACTAGCTGATTATATGCATTTAATCTTGCAGAAATTGCTGTTAATGTGTTTGTTCCAGAAAAAGTTACTGGGTTATAACTTTCAACTCTATTTTTAAATTGAGTTACTAAAGAGGTAATTGCTAACACTTCGTCGTCACCGCCAGGTGAACCACTGAAGTCTTGTGGAAGATGGCCATATACTCTAGTACCGAATGCTGGACTTTCTTCGTCAGTATCTCCTATTACATCTTCTTTTACTATCAATGATGCAATAATTCCTATGTAATCAACAGCATCTAAAATTCTACTAATATAATCATTGCTGAATATATTTTCAGCAGGCTTAATAATAGTTCCACGAAGTTCGTCACCGACAATGGCTACAAATGCAGGAATTCTAATAGGTAAAATTTCTTCAAATACGCCTGTTCTTGCAAAAATTGTTGCATAGCCTGTAACATTTTCTGTTGCATATCTAAGTGTTTTCCAAGGTTTTTGTGGAGATGTACCAGAACTTGCATCATCAGATCCGTGAGGTGCAACATAATAAACCTTGTTTGATTCGAACATATTTTTCCAAGTTGGAAGGCCGTTCTCAACTTGTAAAACTTGTCCCTGTTCGCCAACTGGCAATCTAGTGTATCCAACGGTACTGCCATCTTCTGTTGGGCCAAACATTCTTATGTCGCCTAGATTTTTTAATCGATTGTTTTTATTTCCGTCGGTAATTTTTTCCCAATAACGGCCGTGTAAGGTACTTCCATCCTCAGCATCGTCGTCCGGTCTGTTTGTTTGATCGGATTCGTGATTGTCTAAGCATCTGTAAGAGCTAGAAACCCAAACTACCGTATCACCTGCACGATAAAAAATGTTCGGAGTCCATACACCAACCCAACGAGAGCCGGGAATAACTAAATCCCAATATGCAGAATTTGTTGAGCTTCCGTCATTAAGAATATCAGGATCTTGGCCAATGCTATCTGAAAATGCTAGATATAAATTTCCGCCTCTTCGAACAACATCTCCAATTTTATATTGAATAAATGCATCCCATGTTCCGGCAATTCTTGTGCTTTGAAATAATAATTGCCATGCTGTTGTCTGTGTTGATGGGTTTTGTCCGACTACGCTACTGCTCAATGCAACATATAAGTTTCCACCGTATCTAACAATATCGCCTTGTTGATAATTTGTTGTTGATGACCAATTTACATCGTATTCTGCTCCAGGGCAAAATATAGACCAATTACTAATATCAAAATTTGTAGCAGATAAATGAAATGTTGTGCAATAGTACAGATAAGAACCGTATTTTACTACATCATTAAGTTTATAGGTAACGCTATCTTCCCATGTACCGACATATTCGTATCCGTTATGTAAAATACTCCATTTACCGTAATCAGCATTTAACCCTAGTGTATCAGAACCTGCTGCTTTATGACCAACGGTACATTTGTAAGTAACACCACCATATTTGACAACATCATTTACTTTATATCGTGTGTTAATAGTCCAAGTTCCTTGCCAATCTAGAGAATCATTAACTACGTCCCAAAAACTTTGACTATTTTCTAAACCAGATTCAAATGATCCGGCTGACAGGTGTGAGGAATTACAACGATAAGCAATACCACCATAACGAACTACATCGTTTAATTTATAATATGTTGATGGTGCCCAATCTTCTGCCCAATTTTTTGAAGTGATTTGAATTGTCCATTTATCAGCATCTGCTGAAAAATATGAATCTAAAGTTGCAGAAGTTGGATTTTCAGGATCTGGGGCAGAAGAAGTATGACCTTCTACGCATAGATAAGTTGTTCCGCCAAACTTAACAAGGTCACCAACTTTATAATATGTATCGGTTTCCCAGTCTCCTAACCAGCTGACACCGTCTGCTACCAATTCCCATCTTGGAACTAATAATGGAGGAATATCATTATTATAAAATTCTAAGTCAGCATAAAAATCAAAATTTGAAACGTGTGTTGTTAAACAGGTGAAAGATTTTCCACCGTAACTTACAATGTCATCAGGATTATATCTTGTTGCAGGAGCCCATTCGCCCTGCCAAGTATATCTAAATCTACTTAATTTAAAATCTGCCATTTATTATTATTCCTCTGATGATCCGTTATCATAGACATAACCTTCATTAACACGAACAACTAATTCACCTTCTTCATTAATATAATAGAACATTGGACGATCGTCCCATCTATACTGAGTATAGTTTAAATTTTCGTAAACAGGGTTATGGTTAACATCTATGCCTTCAAAAAAATCTACACCAGTTTCAAAATCTGTGTAATTATTTTCTTCTAAACCTGGATTATTAATTGTAATAATTCCTTTATCTTTAACTTGGTCAACCCTAGCTAAAAATAAACTTCCATTTTCATTTTTTCTTAGTCCGTAGAAAAATCTAGGAGTGTCGCCTAGGCGTGATACCGGATCATCGCCTAAATAATAATTATTTCCGCCTGCCATCTTCTACTCCTTATGATATCTCAACGTAACTTACTACTGCGTCAACGCTTGTTTCGGTATCGCTGACAATTCTTAATCCTGCTGTTTCTGGTAATATTAATTTTTCTCCGTTAGTAATTAACTTTACCGATGAGTTTGGAGGTATTGGTAGTCCTTTGATATAGACTGCTTCAACACTATCCTCACTAACTACATAAACGTCAACAACGCAAACATCGTAGTCAGTTGTGTTTGCTAGATTACATCCGATCACGGTAATTCTATAACCGATAGGGGTTTGTAATACGTCAACTGGTGATGTTCCTATTCCTGTGTTAACTGCATGTTTAAACGTGGTTGGCATTTTATTCTTATCCTAATGTCAATGCATATTTGATTGCAATGTCGTTTGCTGTACCTTCAGAAACAGCACCAATGGTACCTGCCGGACTGGCCCAAACTAATCCGTCCCAAATTTCTAAAGCCTTGGAGTCAGTATTATAACGAGTCATACCAACTTCTAGATAAGGTGCTACTGGTCTTTGTCCAGAAGTTCCTTTAGGTGGAACAAACGCATTTGTTCCTGTGATTTTAAAATACCCTGCACCAGATTGTACAAATTCAGTAACAGAATTTGAAACCGTATTTGTAATTACATTATCTCTAATAGAAAAATTACCAACTCTTAACGCACCAGAGCCGTTTGGATCTAAAATTAAATCTTGCCCTGATGTTGTGGTGATTGTATTATCAAATATTGTTATGCTTCCAACATCAAAAGTGTTTAAATTTAAAGTATTAGCATAAAAATTATTAGCATAGATATCTTTCCATCTATTTCCTGATGAACCGATATCATAAGTATTATCTGTTTCTGGTACTAGGTCGCTTTTAATACTAGCGTTAATTGTAACGGTATCGAATAAACTATCACCGATTACTAAATTGCCGCCAATTGTAACATTTCCTGTAGCATTTATGTTTCCGCCAATTGTAACATTTCCTGTAATGTTTGCAGAACTTTGAATGTCAACTATTCCTGTTCCGTTAGGGCGTAATTCTAAATTTGAATTAGAAACGGTTGTTGAAATAGTGTTATTATTAAGTTCTAGATCATTAACAATTAGTCTAGAATGGTATGCTGTTGCCTCACCGCCTGATGCGGTAAAGCTAATAGTCGGAAGTGTGCTGTTGATTGTGTTACCAGAAATGGTAAAGTTACCAATATCAAATTGATTAGTAACTTCTAAATCTGTTGTTCTGGTTGTACCTACTACGTCTAGGGCGAATTGTGGATCAGCAGAGTTTATGCCAATCTTGGAGTTGACTACATCAAGATACAGAAGGTCGGTCTCAAAAGCCAAATTCACACCATCTCTAATGAGATTGGCTTTTAAGAGCGGCCCGGAAATACGACCAATCGCCATACGCTCTCCCCTAGACACCGTGTTTCACGGATAACCACTTTTTCAGCTGTTCGCTCTATGCGGGTTTACCACAGGTTAATTTTACAAGAAAATTGGTCTTCTCTTGCAATTAGTAGTATTTAGTCGTATAGGAAAATTAACCCACTACAAGGGCCCAAAGATTAGTAAGCTCTTCCATGATAGGTAATGTAACTACAACGCCACCACCAGTGGCTACGGTATAAACATTACCATCAAAACACTCTAAATAACCTTTTTCGGTATTCCAGCGAGTGTCACCTTCTTCAATGTATGGACGCTGAGAATTATTACCTACAGGAACAACTACACCAGTATCTGTATTAAATTTTGTCCATCCAGCGGCAGTTTGTGTAATAGTAATTGGGGTATTTTCTAAGTTTGTTATAACACCAGCGTTTATATTAATCTTTTCTAATGTTATATTCCCAGATGCTGAGTCAAGTACAAGATCGTCGTTGCTTTGAATTGTTGATATTGTATGTCCTGTTATTAGTGTTTGCCCACTAATAATTAAATTTGTTGTATTAATGCTTGTAACGCCCGGATCGTCATAAAACCAAAATTCTGCCCAGCGTTTGTTTGGTTTTCCAAGATCGTACAGGTTGTTATCTCCAGGAATAATACTTTGTGTAAAGTCCGGAGATACAACAACGGTATCAACAGCGTTATCGCCAATGGTTAGTGTACCGTTAAATTGTAAATTACCTGCGGCACTGATATTTCCTCCTACAGACAAATTATTATTAATATTAACACTTGACTGAAAATCAACTATTCCTGTTCCGTGAGGATCTAATATTAAACTTGTATTTGTAGTTGTAACATTAATGTAATTGTCTTTTAATTCTAATTTAGGATTTGTAACTTTTCCATATTCAACATACGGATTACTACCTTGAGGTTCAATAATAATAGGACCCACGGTAGAAGTTATTGAGCCTGTAGAATTAAAAACAATATTATCAAATGTAGCTGTGGTTCCGCTGGCTATAAAATTATCTGAAACTTTAGTTTTTCCAATAACTTCAAGTGCAAAATTTGGATTTTCTTTGTTAATACCAATCCTATTGTTATTAACATCAATATATAAAAGATCAGGATCGGTTGATGTATTTCTAAATGTAAGATCTACACCGTTTCTTAAAAGATTTTCTTTTAATAATTTTCCACTAATTCGCCCTAGGGCAGAGGCAGGATTATATTCATCGCCACCAAACCCTTCGCTAAATCCACCATCTGAAATAATATCTGACATAATTAATCAGTTCCAAACATTTCTAATACATTAACTCGAACATTAGCATTAACCGTTGATGTTATTGTAATTTCTATACTTCCAGCAACATAATTTCCATCAAATGTTGCCAACGGGGTTGCTCCAGTATAAATTAATCCATAAGCCGTTACATAAACATTACCACTTAACTGATCGTAGATAGCCAATAAATCATTTGCTTGCGAGGCATATGGACTAAAAGATTCAACAAATACTACTAATTTAACTGCTCGAATGTATCTTCCATTGCTGCTGTATATACTAGTTTCAATTCCAGAATTTACCGTTTGATATTCGCTAGAGATACTAATTGAGGAATCTAAATTTAATCTTCCAGAGGTATCTAATGCAAACGTATGTCCGTTGTTTGCAAGCTCTACACTTTGTCCTGAGCTAGAAATTGTAATAGAGTCTGAAACAGCATTAGTTGTTATACTAACTCCGGTTCCGGCTATTAAAGTTAATGTATCGGTTGAGCTGTCAGCAGAAACGGTGGATTGTCCTGATACTGCTATGTATTTGAAGCTGTCAGTGGTGCTGCCCCCGCCACCGACAAGATAACTTTCTGCAAGGCTTGACGGAAATGTCACTGAAACATTTTTGCCGCCTACTGGAAAATTAACTAAAGAATTATTGTTAGATGAAGATACAATCGTATCTCGTGTTAGACTAGAAGTGATTGTAAAATAAGTACCGCGACCTACTTCCCAATTACCTGCATTATCTATAATAAGATAATAAGTTTCGTTTCCGTCACCGATAGCATCATTAAAACTCTGAAAACCAGGATAAGTTGTGGTCAAGATGAAATCACCCGTTCCTGTGCTATGTGAACGAACTTTAACTCTATCTGCTAAAACAAAAGCCATTTACGTATCTCCGCTCCATTGATACGTATATTTAACCGTTTTAATATTAGTTTGCGAAACCGAAATATATGGTTATTGACTTATCTAATGGTACTGCACTAGTAAACACAATATAAGCATCTCCTGAACCCAAGTGATTATAGGATATATTGTAGTTTGTTACCGAAATTTGAATTACGTTTTCAACTAGGACAATAATATTATCATCGGCTGCAGGAATAGAATACAGCGGGCCAAATGTTGTTTCAATATCGTCGCCTGGTCCTAACGTTTGTTTGTATATTGATGTTGCGCCCGGCGCTCTAACTACTTCCCAAACGCCGCTAATTAATGCTTCTATAGAATTTGTGTCTGTGTTATATCTAATAAATCCGTCAGCTCCTTCCGGATTTCTTACACTAGATGTTTGCGGTCTTTGAGCTTCTGTTCCTTTAGGAAGTCTAAGACCACCGGTTAGATCCATAACTGCACGACCATAGTGATTAGTAAACAAAGTGTTATCACTAGGACTATATTTGCTAATAGTTTTTTGTTTAAGAAATCTCATACTGCCAATGTGCTCACGGTTATACTTAATAGATTTGCTGCGCTTGCAGTCATTCTAATTGTATCTCCTGCATCTAGAACAATTTTTTCATCGCTGAAAAATACGGTTTCTCCTGCAGGTATAATTAAATTTTTAACAATTGTATTAGTATCAGAAGCACTACCGCCACCTGCACATAAATTAATTGTTATTGTAGAACTATTGACGGTTTCGTCTGTTAAATTTGGAGTCCCTGTGTTGCAGATGATAATCGATGTAACTGCATTTTCTTGTCCTAATACAGGACCTGCAATTGGAGCCCCAGTTGTACTACTGGTGTATACTAGTGTATCGCTAGTTGTTGTTAGTCTGGTGCTATATATCATGTTTTTCTATCTCTTAAAATATTACGCTGTATAAAAAGGCTTTTCTTTTACTTATTAATTCGTCTGTGGTAGATGTATTAACAAAATATAAACCTGTTTTACCTGTTCCAATTGTTCCGCCGTATAGCAATGTAGCATTATCAACCGAAGCTGGTGTTACTCCGTTGTCGTCTAATTGCAACGCATAGGTAATTTCAACTTTACCTGTGCTGTTTGTTTCTAATTTAATATTACCACTTGAACTTGTAGTTTGAATAACAGCGGCATCTGCTGTACCAAATGGTGCTCCCGGGGCGGCGTCTTCAGTAAAGAAATTTAAACCCGCAAAGCGAATTTGTGATCTAGAAAATGCTGCAACTTCAAAATCGTCTACTAAAATAGAAACTAAACTTTCGCTCGGCTGTGAAATATAAGGTCCGATAGAATTTGATAATGATAAAGAAGGTATCAACGGATCATTAGCATCAAATGCTACAACACGAGTATCATCTCTTCTTAATTGATATGTTGGATTATTCAAAATTGCATAATCAACATAATCTTTATTTGGAATGTCATCTGGATCGGTAACTTGTAAACGATAGTTGTCAGTACCTAATACTTTAACAACTCCTGTTCCAAATCCAATTAATGTTAAATCGCCATCATCAGTGTCAGCGTTAGTTAAAACTTCTTTAAGTCTTAACCTGCTATCATTGTAATCATATCCACTTTCGGGTGTTCCGTTACCAATGTTCCAGGTATCATCATTTTCGTCATAGATAATAGCAGTTTTGTTTTCTGTACCTCTATCAACTTCCATGCCTGAATAGCGCAGGGTCACCCCTGCGCCAGTTTCACCATAGTTTAATGTGATCAAATTATCCTGAACCTGCAAGTTTTCTGCAGATACGGTTAATGTATCTCCGTCTACTACTAGGTTTCCAGTGACCCTAACTTCTCCCACACCCGGTCCGGTATTTAAAGTTACCTTCCCACCAGTTTTGGTTTTTATATTATAGTCACCGTTGACTTGGATATATTGACCCATGAATACTTCCTAAAAATTAAACTGCTGTTAGAACAATATAATCTGCAGATGAATCAGACTCTAAGTACCATGTATAACGATTGCCGCTAAAGTCTGTAAAAATACGCTTAGTAATTTTTGCGCAATTTACTAGGTTAGCATCTAACATTCCAGATGTTGAACCAGTGATTTGCATTTCACCGCCTGCACTTGGTGTTCCGTTTGTTAAAACACAAGTATAGATAGTTGTTGGGGAACCTCTTCTAGCAACAACAAAAGTTTTTGCACCACGTTGTTTAATGATGATTCCGTCTGTTCTTAATGAGCTACCGTCATGAAATTTTACGGTAATACCAGTATCGCTAACTGGTGTGTTAATTACGTCAGTACCTCTGACATCTTTTCTTAATGGACGTCCCATTTGTTTTCTCCTTTGAATGACGTTCTGGGTCTACGCGGTGGGTACCGCATAAATCATTACGATACTTTATTTATCAGCGACCAAGTAATGCCATTAGCTCTAATTTTTCTACTAATTCGATTACTCTGTTAATTTCGTCTATTTCTGCTTGCGCTCTTTCTAAATATTGTCTTTGATGCGTTTGTCTATAGTGTACTCCAGCAATTGCAAAATTTTGTATGTGATTTTCTATAATTTGTTCGATTCGATTAACATCATGAGTAAACATAGGAAAACGACTACGCCATGCTTGAATATGCTTGCGTAGTAAAGAAAAATCTTTTTCTCCTTCAATTCGCATACCAATATTTAAGTCAAACAAAAAGCCCCTTGCGGGGCTTTTTGAATTTCGCTTATGAAATTTACTAATTAAGCAAACTTCAAGTTAGCTGTTGTAACAGCAACTTTAGCTAGGTAGTCAGCTGCATTACCTAGAGAAGAAGCTGTGTTAGTTAGTTCTACATAACCATAACGTGTCATGAAGCTAACTACTGGTTCAAATGTTGATGGATCCAATACAACACCGCTGCTCATCAATGGAATGTATGGGCAGTAGAATGCTGGAGCATCAGATTCGCTAGAACCTTTGTAACCAATTAGAACGTCATCGCTTGTAGCGTATGTGTTAACAAACACTCTCATTGCGCCGTTCAATGTACCAACAAACTTAGTGTTTGTAGGTGCTTCGAATGTACCTTCTGTTGTTCTTGCGAAAGCAGAAGTTGTAGCACTTTGTAGAAGTGTCAATGTTGTTGGGCTAACAACTGCATAGTTACCAGCACCACGACGTGTACGCTGAGCGATTAGGTTAGAAGCACGGTTGATTTGAACAGCTAGAGCAGCGTGTTCGTCACCAACGAATGTAGCAGTACCAGAAACGCTGTTTTGATCGTATGTTAATACGGTACCAGCTAGGCTGTTTAAGCTACCAATAACTTCTTGATCAATCTCAGCAGTAATTTCTTGTGCCAATGCGGCCATGATTTCTGCTTCGATATCAATACCTTGTTGAGCTTGTGCATCTTGTGCAGCTTCGAAAGTCCAGCGAGCTGATAACTTACGAGTTTTAGCTTCAACGGTTTGTTTCAAGATTTGAATGCTTAGTCTGTTACCAGCTACGCCTTCAAGAGCTGCTGTAGAAGCTGCCTTGTCGTTAGCTGCACCAGAATAGCCTTCAGCAATCTTGAATGGGCTTAGTGCTTCGTCACCGGCTGTAATATCAGTACCACTTGTGCTGTTAAAGCTATCTGCATAGCGAACACGCAATGTGTGGATCTGACCAACTGGTCCAGTCATAGGCTGTACGCCTACCAACTCGTTAGCAATAACGGTTGGCATAACACGTCTGATTACTGGAAGAATGACGCGATTTAGTGTTGCAACGTTACCGGCGGAAGTAGCACCAGCTGTAGCACTTTCTGCTAGATACTTGCGAGTATTTTCTAGAGTAGTTGCCATAACGGTACGCTTGTTACCTTGTAGGCCTTCTAATAGTGCCTCTTTGGTTTCCGACCAGCGTGACTCGAGTAGTTGTGACATATAGTTCTCCTTAAACTTTTAGTCCCGCAAGCCTGCGGATGTCAAATATTTCAGCGGTTTTCTCTTCGCTTCCGCTGATTGATTGTGCCTTTTCTTTATTGCCTGTAACTTCTTTAGCCTCTGTGAGTGCTTTCTTCGCCGGTGCTCCACCATCCATAACGGCTGGTAGATACTTGTCGAAAGCTCCATGTAATTTCTCAGTTTGAACTGATTCTAGTAGTTCGCGCATAACTTCTCGCTTATCACCTGATAATGGGCCAAGCAATTCGCTCATAACGTCCTTGCGTTTAGCTTCATTAACGATTTTAGCAATTTGTGCTTCTTTGCTCTCTACTAGTTTTTGTGATTCTGCAACAACTTTAGCTGCTTCTTCAACTTCTTTAGTTTTTTGTTCAACAACTTTTAGAAGTTTAGCTGTCTCTGATTTCTCATTGAGATAGCTCGTTGCAAATTCGCTAGCAAAACTTTCAAAAATTCTGCGACCAAAGTCATTCTTGCGGGCTGCTTCGATGTCTTCACGTAACTGAGTCATTTCAGAACGTAGGCCTTTGCTTACGGTTTCTTCAATGATTTTAGCTGAACGTGCAATAAATTCCTTGCGAACTTGTTCAAACTTAGCCTTGCTTTCGCGGACTAGTTTAACTTTAGTTTCTGCAAGATCTTTCTTATCTTGATGGAATTCTGCAATTTCCTTTGCTAGAGCATCAACGATAAATGATTCTAATTTAGAGACATTTTCTGCAACTGACTTGCGATCTGCGTGTAGTTCTGACACTTCCTTTTGTAGATTGTTAAAAATAAATGACTCAAATGCTTTCGCATCAGTAGTCATTTTCTTAACGTACTTGGCTTTAGCTTCAATCAATCCTTGACGATCTTCTGCAAGTTCTGATAACTCAGCTTGTAAACGATCAACTAACATCGATTCAACGGCTTCAACCATTGCGGACTTGTCATGCTCATATTTTTGAGCAAACTCTTCACGTAGTGCAGCAGTGACTTGTTCACGGTTTTCTTGAATTCTGCTATCCCAAGCAGCTTCAATTTCCGATTTAATTTCTTCGGAAATCACATTGTTCTCAAACAATTGTTTTACGATATCTAGCATGTGATTCTCCTACTGGTTATTTGAGCCTTGCGATTATTCGCTTTAGGCTCTCTGCTAAGTATTTCTGTGCCTTTGGGTCGCCTTTAACTTCTTGTGCTATTCTATAAGCCTGATATCCACCTGTATTGTTCATCAAGTGTTCATAAACTGGTGTTGGATAAGCGCCTGGTGCGCTTGGTTGTGCTACTACATCAACCGTAATAATTTCAAATCCTTGAACGTTTCCGCTGTTATCAACTTCTCCAGATCCACGACTTGAAACTCCAAGTTTAACTCCCGACTCCAACATAGTCTTAACTAATTGACCCATTGGAGTAGGAAGAATTTTTAGTTTTCCGTAGCCGTTAGGGCCGTCCATCCACATTTTAGTAATCATGTGTGATACACGGTCGAGGTTGATACGTAAATCCTGAGGATGATCAACTTCCCCTAGCACGGAGTATCCGCCAGAGATTTGTTCGTTGAGCGTCTTGACAGCCCTGCCAATTTCTTGAGAAGAATAAACACGCTGATTTGCATTTCGGATATCGCCCTGGATGCAAATCCCGTTTAGGAAGAGCGACTTTTTGTCGCCCTCACCTTCGCTCTCTAAGACAATCTTAGCCTGGTCAAAACTCAGATGTTCTGCTAAGGTAGTTTTCACCTATTTGTCCTCAATTATCTACGACCACGGAAAAGGCTTTGCTTGTTATCGGCGCTTTCGCCGGAACCTTTTTTCTCAGCACCATGACCTGGTTCTTTTGATTTGAAACCAGTTTTACCAGCGTTACCGCCTGGTACATTCACGTTGCCTTTAGCATCTGGATTGTCGCTTACCTTACCTTTTTCAAGACCATTGCCTTTTAATGCGCCTTGGTTAGCGTAAGTAGCTGCATCTTCTTTAGAAGAAAGGATGTTAGCAGTTGTACCGCCCATATCATTCTTCATGTTGTCGATTGTAGACTTTGTGTTGTCAGATTTTTCAGCAGCACCTTTCTTTTCAGCACCGTGACCTGCTGGAACTTTTTCTACATATTCACGAACGGTTTCTAAATCAAAACCTTCTTCTTCAGGCATATCGTCACTGCCTTCTTCGTCACCAAACTCGCCTTGGGCTTCTTCTTCGCCTTTTAGCTGCGCAAATTTAGCTTGTAGTTCGTCAACAATAGACTCTAAATCTTGCATAATTTCTTCTTCAGATTGCTCGCCGCCTTCTTCGTCACCCATTTCTAGGTCACCTTCTAGGTCGTCTGTTGGATCACCGCCCATTTCAGGCTCGTCGCCACCTTCAAAAGCAACATCTTCGAAGTTTTCATCTAGATCATCTTCGTCGCTATCTTCTTCGGAAGCTTCGTCAACTTTGTCTTCTTCTGCATCATCATCTTGTGCAGCTTCGTCCATGTCTTCGTCTTCTTTATCTTCTTCTTCTGCGATTTCAGATTCAATTAAATTTTCGTAGATTTCGCGTGATGCTTGTACTACGTATTCGTGGAAAAGCTCATCAGCTTTTGCTTGATCGTCGTTAACCAAATGCTCTAGCATTTGGCTTAATAAATTCTTATCTGCCATGTTAAATTCTCCTTCAAGGTATGGTTAGGCTGTGTTTTTATTTACTGCGTAGATTAAAAAAAGGGGTTAAATGACGTTTTTTTGATTCGTTTGGTCAGAATATATAGTTCCGGGGAACTTTTTTTCAAATTCTTCAAAACTTATATGTTTTAAATTTGGTAATGTAGGGCCAAGTTTTTCTGGAATAAATGATCCCGATTCTACTACTCTGTAAAACTGATTACCTCTCCAATCTCTAATCGTTTTTTCTGTTTGACTTAGCCAATTACCGTGGTAAGTGGGCGGTTCAAAACTCTTTTTATAGTTATATGTATCGGCATAAACATTGTTAAATTTACCTTCTATGCCTTCATAATCAAATCCAAAAATATATATGTCTTTGTGGCCGCAATCGCAAGCAAAATAAAGAGCTGTTGGACCGCTACTCCATCCCCTATGCGGATGGAAAAAGTTAACTCCGGACTTAGTATTAACTCCTTTGTTTGGATTTGTCCATACAGAATGTGTTCTGTGATACCCGCTGGCTATAATTTCGTTGACCATTTTTACGTCAACTGCAATTAAAAAATCGGGTTCAAATTCTCTGTAAAGTGCGTTACAACCAAATGTAGTGCCGTATTCTGGCAGGGCAGCATGATTTAATCTTAGTCTGCTACGCCCATTACCAAGTACGAAAGCTGGTTCATTCCGCGGGTTGCTGTGCTTCAACTGGAGTACCGTACATCTGTTGTATAAACGAACGCTCTGATTGTTCTTCCATTTCATGAGCTTCGCTTTGTTGGCGCAGTTGGTTGATTTGTCGTAAAGTTAATCGAATTTTACGAGTATCTGATTTTTTTAAGACAGAACTATCTCTGGAAGCGTCATATCTTTGATCGTTTCCAAAGTCGTTTGTATTGTCGTTAAAATAGAAAAATTCACGTAGAAGCATAATAATATTTACCTAAGTTAGGCTGCTGGAGCAGCTTCAGGTTCAGCCCCTGGTTCAGCTGCTTGTGCTGCTAAATCGTCGGGTGCTTCTGCGTCTTGTCCACCCGCTTCTGCCGCCATACCTCCCGGTGTTACGCCAGCCGATCTTAAGTCTCCAGCAGCATCATCCGTAGGTGTTAGGTTAGAACCATTTTCTTCGCGCCATAATGATTCATTTTCTTTAATTTCTTCTTCAGTTAATCCTAAGAAGCGTTTTAGTGCAAAACGTTTGCTTAGATGAGGAATTTGTGAAACTTGTGAATATGTTGCTGCTCTTGCTGTGTCAAGTTCTGATTGACGATAAGCAGCAAAGTTTTGTGGAGTATTAAATTTTAATTCAAATAAACTATTGTCAATGTTTACGCCCTGCGCAGCCATCCAAAGTTTAAATTCAACATCAAATGTTTGCGCTATCATTGATTGTAAACGTTTGCAATATTCATTAAATCGTAATTCTTGAATATATGCCGTTCCAACTTTTCCGTCGGCAATAGTATTACTTGCTTCTTCAATACCTGTTGGCAAGTATGCTGCTGGTATTCTTAAAGCACGGAAAAGTTTGTTTGTAAAGAATCGTAAATCTGTAATTTCACCTAGATTAGTACCACCCGGTAGTGTTTCAACTTTAGAACCACGACCTTCAGCAGTTTGTGGGAAGAAGTAATCTTCGTTTACACTTAGTGGATTATAACTAGCGTCAACTAAATTATTGCCACCACCGCTGGCGCTAGGAATACGTCTTTGTTGGATTTCGTTTTTAACACGTTCAACAAAGCTCATAGCCATGTGTGCTGGCATATTTCCAACGTCTACATAGAAAATACGTCTTTCTGGAGCACGTTGTATACGATAGATAATAATAGCATCTTCAAGCAATTCTTTTTGCTTGTAGACTTTGAATACAGATTCTAAAATTGAATTGCCAAAAGGATAATTGTTGTCTAATCCTTCGCTTAAACTAATATGCACAACATTTTTTGCATCAACCGTTATTTCGTTTACTTGATTGTGAAATCTAGTGCCAGGAGGTCTTGCTGCATCCCCAACAAATCCTCTACCAAATCCACCGCCCGATACGGTATAACTACCAGTACCACTAGGTTGTGTATTTGATGTAGCATGAGGAGTTGTTGCAATTAGATTTGCAAAGTTAAAATTAATATCTTTTAAAACATATTGCTCGGGAATTTTTCCTTCGCTTTCGTTAACGATAATTTTTGTAACCTTAGCAGGATCAACATACAACCATTTTTTAGTTTCTGGATCTCTAACAAAGAAACAATCTCCGTATTTGAAAGAATTTCGAACTATACGAAAAATTCTTGTGTCAAATTGATTTTGTTTTGCCCACTTCTGTAGGCTTTCTTTAATTAACTTAACTTCGGTTCCGGTTGGTTTGCCTTTAAATGATAGTTGAAACGCTGTTCCATTTTCTCTATCTTTTTGTGTACAAAATTCAGCTAAGATATCTAGAGCTGCGTTAACTTCGCTGTCCATATCCATAGTGTCATATTGCATATATCGTTCGACACGATTTGGATTACCTGCATATACGTCAGGCAAGAATGATGAATAATTAGTTCTTGCAGGTCCTGGTCGCCCTCTACTGCCAATAGGACTCATTGTTCCTTGTTGGTTATCGATGTTGACAGGAGTAAAATATTTTTTCCAACTCATTTAATTAATGATCCTTAAGCAGAATATACATTGCCCGTCATAGACTTTTGTGTAGTAAGCTGCTTGTCGTTAACTTCTAATAATTTTCGATTTATCATAACTAATAGATCCATCTTAGTATTTAATAGCGATAACTGCGATTCAGCTGTTTCTTGAGTTGCCTTAGCGGGTGTAGGTGTTGTTGCACCAGTTCTTGGTTGAGCAGTTGCTGCCGCTGGTGCTGGCGCTGCTGGTTGTTGTGATACACTAGTTTGAGCTGTTGAGGTCGATGGAGTTACGCTGCCACCTTTGGCAAATTGTCCAGAATAAGAATTTACTTTTCCTAAAATTTCTTCTCCAATTGCGCCTTTTCGTCTTATGTCTCCACCGGCAATTTGGCTTGTTGCTAACAAGTTTGCTTGTTCTTGAGATAATCCAGAAGTGCCCATACCAAGTTTGCTAGCCATTCCGGCTTGACCTTTTTTCATATACCAAGCACTAACTTCCGCAGCAACCTGTGGATCGTTAACTAAATCTGGATTTTTAACTAATCTATCATCACCGTAGATGGCTTTTGATGCAGCGGCATAATTATTTTTACCAGTTAACTGAATAAAACCTCTGCCTCTATATTTCCATCCATCTCCGGGTTCCGTATTCCCCATTTGACGACCCATTGCTGTGCCGGAACCATACATCATTTCGCCCATTTTTTGCTGGTCGCCTTTGATAGCATTTAGTTCTGCATCGGATTTTCCAGCAGCCCTACTACCAAATATTTTTCTAATACGATCGTTAGATGTATTAGCATAATTCATATTTTCAGAAATACTCTTACCGCCAGTTTCTTTCATTATGTTGCCTTTGACAGCAGCAACATAAGCAGGATCAGTAATTCCTTGTTTTTTAAGAGCTGCTTCAACTAGAGCCATGTTTTTCTGTTGATCTTGATTTAACGGTCCAGCAGCTCCTGGGGCCGGTCCTCCTGTTGGTGCAGCGGGTGCAGTAGCAGGTGTGGCAGGTGAAGGAGCTCCTCCTCCCATAGTTTTTCTTTCTTTAAAGGCTTTAAATGTTTCTTCAGGACTTGTGTAATTAATTTTCTTCTGTGCTTCTACTTGAGCTTCTGTTGTTTTAGTTGCCTCTTGAGCCGCAGCGGTAGCAGCTTGTGTTGTTTTAGTATGTTCTTGAGTAGCTTTCTTATCTTCCTCGTAAGTTCCACGTTCTATTGCTTTTTGTTTTCTCTTATCGTCTCTATCTTTTTCTTTAGCGTCAAGTTCTTTACGTTGGTCATCCCTTAAGGCTCTACGTCTATCAGCTTCTGCTTTACTAATACCACCAATTGCATTTGGTATTTTCTCTAATAAAGAATCCATCCAATCTTGCAAAGTCATCCATAAACGTTGGAAATTATCTTTTAAAGCATCAATAATTGTTCCAAATGTCCAACCACTATCATATAATTTCTTAAAGAGATAAACAACACCTGCAACCGCTGCCGCTACTGCAATAAATGGCGCTGCGGCCGCTAGTACAGGAGCTACGGTTGCCCATACTGCTGATGCCAGTGCTGTTAAACCTAAAACATTAACTGCTTGAACTAAATTTGCAGCAGCAGTAATGGCGCTTGAAACTACTATAAGTCCACCTAGTATTCCCATTCCTATAGCTACTTCTTTTGCATGGTCTGCCACCCAAGTCAATCCTTCAATTAATATAGGAGTTAGTTCTTCTATGGCCGCTGTAAATGACTGCAACATTTTATCTAACAACGGACTATTAGCCAATGCTGCCATAAATTTATTTGAAAGGTCAGCTAACTTTTCCATGTTACTTTTCATTTTAGCAGGATCAAGACCTTTGGCGCCTTCTGTTAATTGTTTTTGTCTGTCTAATTCTTGTTGTGCCGCTTGTGCTCTTAGACTTCCGTTATCTTTTTCTGCCCTGTTGGCTCGATCTAAATTAGAAACAATACCCTTGCCCCATTTTTCAGCATCATACGTGGCCAACGTTACTTGAGCAGCATTTTTTTGACTAGCAATAGCACCAGCATTGAATGCTTCGTCAATCTTAAATGCTCCTTCTCTAGTCATTGTTCCTGATTGTCTAATATCACGAGAAGCCTGTAGCAATGCTTTTGCGGCCTGCGGATTTGTAATCATTAATTGCTGAGCTGCTTCGCTGTTTAATGATCCTGTGGCTAAAATAGTTTGTGCTGCTTGTTTTTCAGATTCACTCATGCTATCCATTAGCATGTTTAAATTTTTAGCACCTTCTTTTCCAACTTTAGCCTGTAATATTCTAAACTGCGCATCGGCTTGTCTTGCTTCTTGTTCTCTTTGAAGTATTTCTTTATTCTTACCAGTAAGTTTTGAAACAGCATCTAAATTTCTTAGATAGTCACCCGTATCTTTAACTAACTCTTCGTTTGAAACTCTTACTCCGCCGGCGCTCTTTGTGACTATTGCTGAATATCTAGCAATGCCATTATTAATATCTTCAGTTGAATAACCCAATCTTGCAAGTTCGTCTCCAAGTTGACTATTTCTAATCTTCTGAGACATTTCACTTAAACGTTTTGCACCTTGAGTTACACTACCGCCAAATAATGCTAAGTTCTCGCTGTTATTTTTAATAATGCTTGTGTACTGGTCAAGTGTTAGCCCTGTTGCCGAAACTTGACGTTGCATTTCTTGAATGCTTCCTCCGAAGTTTGCACCAACACTTGCTGCTTTGTTAAACGATTCATAAGTTTTTGTAGCAGCGCCTGCTACAGCACCAAAGGCCGACCCAAGAACTCCACCAAAAATTGGAATCTTGCCAATAATGCCGCCAACAGCATTGATGTTGTTTCCCATATTGGCAAGATCATTCATTAACCCAAAGAATGATGATCCTAATGCACTGGCACTACTAGCAACTTTTGTAAATCCAGAAGCAACTAATTTTGTCCCTTCAATAAATTTTTCCTGGGCTCTAAGTTCTTCTTGATATTGTTTTATCTTTTCTTTTTGAGCTTTGTTTTCTTCTTCGTCTTGTTTTATCTTTTCTTTTTGCAGTTTGGTTAATTTTTTAAATCCGTCCGATGATTCTTCAAGTTGCTTGTAGAATTTTTTCATCGACTCTGCAATTTGTTTTTCAGATTTGCCGTCTTTGCCTTGTTTAGCAGCCAACAGAGCAACAGCACGGACAAGTTCCTTGAGGGTGGCTTCGGTAGCCGCGTTGTTTAATTCAATTGGTTGACCGCCTAGATCACCGGTTACTTCTGCCATTATTCAAAATCCCAGAAAAGTGCGTACATAAATACGTATGATTACTTTTTATTTATCGGGGTTAAAAAATGGTAGAAAATCCATCAATTGCTAAACCAACAAATCCGTTGGCAGCGTTTTTTAGACAACCAAAGTTATATGTAACTTTACCAAGTCACGGCAAATATTATCCGCCGGGAGTATTGGATCAGAGTGAGAATGGCGAATACGCTGTCTATGCTATGACCGCTAAGGACGAACTTATGTTTAAAACTCCCGATGCGTTAATGAATGGTCAAGCAACCGTTGAACTAATAAAAAGCTGTGTGCCTGCTATTAAAGATCCTTGGAAAATGCCAAGTTTAGATTTAGATGCTGTTTTAATTGCTATTAGAACAGCAACCTACGGTGAAATGATGGAAGTTGATGCGGATTGCCCTGAATGCAGTAATCGAAGTACATTTGAAATTAATCTTGTGAGTTATCTTGATAAACTTAATAATTTTAGATATGTAGATCAACTTGAAGTTCCACCGTTAACTATTACTATTAGACCTTATTCATATCAAGAAATTACTAAGGCTAGTATTAAAGCATTAGAACAACAAAAAGTATTAAACGTTGTTACTAACGATTCATTGTCAGATGAAGAAAAATTAGAGCAATTTGGCGAAAGTTTTATTAAATTAACCGAATTAACCGTAGATGTTATTGCAGGATGTATCACTAGTATTACTACGCCAGAAGCTACCGTAACTGATTCTGTTATGATTAAAGAATTTATTAACAATGCATCAACTGATGTGTTTAATACAATTAATAAACATGTAACAGAAATGAAAGGTAGAATTGATCTACAGACTCAAGAAGTCGAGTGTACAGAATGTCATCATCAATATACTATTAACTTAGTAATGGATCAATCAAATTTTTTCGCAGTAAGGTCTTAAACCTCCCAAGGCCGGAGATCTTACATCTTGTTTCAAAATTAGAAAAAGAGGCTAGGGAGATTAAAAAGGATGTCCTCAAGGCTTGTTGGTATATGCGAGGACTTTCTTATAGTGAAGGTATGAATCTAAGTTATGAAGAGCGCCAAATTATTGGCGAGATTATCAAAGATAATTTAGAGACCACTAAGAAAAGCGGCCTCCCATTCTTTTAATTACTTTTTAAAAATACTTGTTGCACCTGATTTAACATTTTCGGTGAACAATTTCTTTTTGTGTTCTTCAATTTTTCTTTCAAGTGCTTCTGCCAAAGGATTACCTGTGTTAACTTTGCCAGCGGCTTGCACCGAAGGCTGAGCAGGAGCCTTAGCTCTTGATTTTCTCGGAGCACGTTTCTTTGTCTGCATTGTAGGTTCAACTGCGGGTTCTTGTGTTGCAGCTGGCTGTTCCGGTGCTGGTTGTTGTTGCATATTAGGATTGTTTGGATTTGCTGTATGGGTTGTTGTTCCACCAACCTTTGATGTTGTTCCACCAGTTGAGCTTGTTCCAGTGCTTACTGCCGGATTTGGTTCGCCGGCTAAGTTTGCTGCCATTTGTCCAAATGCACCTCCGCCTGCTGCTGGTTTTTCTTGTGCTGCTGGTTGTGCGCCTAATTCTTTTTGTAGTCCTGCAAGGATTCGTTGTTTACCTTTTTTATCTAGTTTAGCAATCTTAGCTTTAACCTGTGCATAAGGCGTGCCTTGTTGAGCTTGATCTTGTCCTTGACCACCTGCTGCTTGACCTTGTGCGGGTTCCATAGTTGGTTCAATTCTTCCAGATGCATCAGGTTGTGCTGCTCCGCCTGCTGCTGGTTTTCCTTTTGCAGGTGCTGGTTGTCCGCTAGCGGCCGGTTGTTGGCCTCCTGCTTGACCTTGTGCGGGTTCTTCTTGATCTGTATCTTGCATTCCTGCTTTCTTGGCTGCATTAAGGAAAGGATTATTTTGACCAATCTTTCCTTTTTTCCACATATCTTGAGCAACTTGACGTTTAGTTATGCCTCCTTGACCACCTGCTGCTTGTTGACCACCGGCACCACCTGCTGCTTGTTGACCACCTGCTGCTTGACCTTGTGCGGGCTCTTCGTCATCTCCTGCACCTGCTACCGTACTTTTACCTGCGGCAAATCCTTTTTTAGCGGCTGCACCAAGTCCAGCTATACCACCTGCAACTGCGCCAACGCCTTTGGCAGCAGTTCCTACAGCTTTGCCAACTGCACTACCAATTTTATTCATCAATGGGCCTTCGGCAAGTTCTTTATCTTCGGTTATGAATTCATTTAATCTCATTTTAAGCAGTTCCTAATTGTTTTTGTAAGAAGCCCATGATACGCTTTTTACTTTTCTTATCTAACTTAGCTAACTCTGATTTAACTTCTGCATATAGTGTAGCTGTTTTTTTACCATTGGCGCCACCTTGGCCACCTTGATCGGCACCGCCCTGACCGGGTGGTGGTAGTTTCATTTGACTATAAACTTGTGTAACAATACCTGCATCAATGCCCTGATCTTGTAAAAACTTTGCTAGTTCTTCTGAATCTGTAGGAGCACCTGCTTTTTGCCAAGCAGAATTTAACTTGTCTGCCGTGACCTGTGTGGTCATGTTATGACCTTTTGTCTTGGCCCAATCAACTGCTTTGCCTGCTCCAGCTTTAACCTTGTCCATAAAGCCAGCTTCTGATAACACACGATTAAACACTAGATATACTTGACCTTCACTTAAAGGTCTAGTTTGAATATAATAACTTTCTTGTTTTGGTTGTTTGCTGCCTGTACCAGCTGCAACTGCGCCTTGCGCAGCCGCGCCTAAGAATTTAAACACTTCTTTAGCACCTTCGGCAGCAGATTTTAACATTGCTCGCTTGTCTGCTGTGGCAGCAATCTGAGCAATATACTCTGGATTATTAAATTTATCATCAATCATGCCCTGAAGAACTTGCCATACCTTGTCGCTTTGAGCATAATCTCCTGCTTGCCAAGCAGAAGTAGCATCCATGAATAACTCTTTAGCATCTGCAATATCTGCTGGTTGTCCTACTAGTCCTTTAATTTCAAAGTTAGCAGAACGTGATCCTAACTCTCCCCCAACTTCATCAAAGATTTGAGTCATGTTTAATCTTCTAGCACCAGGGAATAGATTATCTTTGATAATATCAACTCCGCCACTGAGTGCATCGCCAATAAGTTCAAAGGTCTTACCAGCAATAAAACCATAGGCTGCTGTTTTAATACCTTTGCCAATGGTAGTTGAAAGTTTTTCGCCTTTGATTAGTTCAGACGAATTACGAATAATAGCACCTGCAATAGCGCCACCTACTGGGCCACCTGCAAGAGCTGCTAGAGTGGTAAGCACACCAATAATCGCTGCTGACTTACCTGGATTTTCTTTCATCCAAGTTCCCCATCCAGTTAGAGTTTTATCTAGCTCAGGAAACTTAGCACCAACTTTAGCCTTTAAATCTTCAAACTTTTGGTCCATGTTCTTAACAGGCGTAGTATCCTGTAGCCATTTACCAACTTTATTAACTACTTCATCTGCTTTTTTAGCAACATCGATGCCTTTGCCCAGCATTGTTCTATTACCACCACCTGCACTTACACTTTGCTCTACAGATCCAAATACCTGTTTAACCTGTTCAGGGCTTAGACTAGCTTCGATAAGAGGTAGCATTTCATTATAAATGCCTTCAACAATTCTGCGTTGTTCCTTATTAAGACCGTCACAGCTTTCCTCTAATATTAATCGTGAGTTGTGCATATGTCTTTCGACAAGTAACTGATGATTTTCTAATAATGTTGATATTTTCATAAAAGACTCAAAATTGATATACTACTTATTTATTGAAAAGCGAGCTAACGCTCGCTTGCTTTATCGCTTCGCTCAAAGCACTTTTCTTTTTTTTAATTATTTCAAAGATGCAGTTGAAATATATTTTGCGCGAAGCGCAAATTTAGCATTATCCAGATCGTTTCAGTCACACTTTGCCCGTTGCCGGGCAAAGAAAAAACATTATCCGAGTCGAACCATGTCACACAGCAGTAGAGCATTACAGAGGCGGTTGTCCGGTACCTCGAGCTCCGTCTTTACACAACGGCGGTATACATTAATCTGCTATCACTAATGTACACGTGGGGTTTTTCTCCCCTCATTTTACCTTTACATATCCTTTTCAAACAACTAAATCGCAGGTTTTAAGCGATCTTCATCCATAAATGGGTAGTAGTTGAGTACCATTGCGGCATGGAATTCCGTCCCTGCGACCACGATTGACCAGGTTTAGAGCGCATGAAGTTAAGGCCTGCGCTAGCCAAAAACCGCTTTATTTTGCCTTTTTATGTTCTTCTAGGCGTTGCCTTAGTATGTTTGAACCGCCTACTCTGACGTTTATAATGCCATTATAATATTCGTCAGTTTCTAAAACTCTGCGTTCAAACTGCTCTCTTGCCTCTAAATAGGACATTTCTGCCTTGGATTTGCAAAGATAAAGTATTTCTCTAGTGAAGTTTCCGGGACCTAATGCTTGGACGTCTGCGTTTAACCTATCAGAAGAACCCCAGTAATCGCGCCAATCGCTTTCAACTACGGATCTACGTTTAAGTTTTTTGCCTTTGAGTGGTGGTTTAGTACGTTTAAATTGTGCTAATTTCTTGCCTATGTACTTCTGCCCGGTTTGTGTGTTCGTGATGAGATAAACAAAGCCAATATAGCCTTCTGGTATTTCGTTTATTGGTTGATTTTGATACGTCCATTGCACTCACTTAGTTATTTTAGGCGGTCTTCCAACCATGCCTTTTCTGGCTAACTTTCGTTGTTCGCGTTTTTCTTGTATCTCAACTCGCCTTTTTGATGCCTCGTTGCGTATTTCTGATAGCCAATATCGTGCCTTAATGCCTGCTTCATCTGAGCCTTTGTATTCAAATCGTTCTTGCCACTTAAAATATTCCTGAAAAGCAGCAATCATACGATCGTGCGATTCTGTTGTCATAACAAAGGAGGGCCTTCAAAGAATTGAATAAGTGTTTTTCTAGTGCCTTTGGTTACTGGATCAACTTTATGAGGAACCCAGCTAGGAAAAACTAACAATGTTCCTGGCAATCTAAATTCTTCAATTACATGAGGACCGTTGAAAAATAAACTTATATCACCGCCCTCATACGGTTCGTCAGATAAGTTTAGTAATGCTGTTAATTTAATATCCTTAATACCATCTCTTCTCCCGTCGGTGTGCCAATCATATTCGCCGTTGGTTTTAGAATCGTAGGTATTGTAACTTAATATTGACTCGTACCCAATTGCGTCAAGATGAAATCTAAAAGCAAGGTTGTTAATAACACCAATTGATTCATAAAATTTTTCTAATTCGGGGGATATAAATTTTCTGTTGATAAATTTTACATCGGCAGTTTTAGTTGCTCCATCTGCAGGAACATCTTTTACAGAATCGTCTCTATTATAATGTAATAGAATTAAAGTCCTGAGTTCTTCACACATTTCTGGTGTATAAAGTTCTTTAACATAATAAAAGTCATAAATCATTCTATAATCTCCACATCGTTGCTGTAACTGGTAAATCCGTTTTCTTTAATAACTTTTAACACATGATTTACTCGATTTGTTAGATCATCTCTGTGAGAAATTAAGAAAACATTTTTATTTCTTTCTCTAGTCATCTTCTTAAGTACCGCAATACTTGATTCTACTCCGCTGGCATCCATGCCGCTGTCTACAAGCTCATCAATAAACAACAGGTTGATAGGATGATAAAGATTTTCCCACACATCTCGGAACGCCCAAGATAGAGATAAAATCAATCTGTTGCGTTCACCTCGACTTAAATTATCAAAATCTAGGTCCTGGCCTAATTGAGTAATAATAACACTAAGATCATTTTGAAATTCTACAATATGAGGCAATCCTATTCTATCTAGATAATGAGTTAATCGTTGATTTAAGAATGCTAAGTTTTGATCGATAATACGTTTACGTACAAAACTATCTTTATTTGTTAAAAGTTTATGTAAAAACTCCTGATGATCTTTAACTCTTACAAGTTCGTTTAGGTTATTCCAGTCAATTTCTTGAACAGCAGTATTTTTTAATTCTAAGATTTGATCATCATAAGGGTTTTCTTCTGCTTCTTTAATAGTAGCATCTCTTTCTAACCCATCTAATGTGTTTTTATGATTAAGTGCTTCTTCTAAATTGTCATAAGTTACTTTTGGACAAGCAGTTAGCTCACCTAATAATGCCATTGCTTCGTTAAGAGTTGATAGTTCTTCTAAGTGTTCGTTAATAGAACCTTTACTTTCTTCAACTTGTTGAGCTTTTGCTACAAGCATTTCTTCATGTTTGTCATCATGTAACTCTTGACCACAAGCATGGCATTTATGATCTGCAAGACTAATAAGCTCTTTTTCTAATTTAGAAAGGACTTTTTGTTCTTTTTCTAATGCCGCTGTTTGTTTAGCAATTAAAGAATTAAGGTTATCTTTTTCTTTTTTGTTTTTATTCCATTCAACTAATGCTCGTTGATTTGATATTTCTTCTTCAATGTCAATTTGCATTAAACGATCAATACTTTTAAGTATATTTTCAAGAGAGGACTCTTTTTGATCGTTCCACATTTTTTGTTTACGCTCTAACGCTTCAATGCTTTGTTGAATGCGTTCATTACTAGCTTTAATTGTTTCTATTTTAGTATTTTCTGAAGTAATAGCATCTTTTGTTTGTTTGATTTGTTCTTTTAAATTTTCTGCTTTTTCTGATAAAAGTGTAATACCTAGTAATTGTTCAATAACGCTTCTTTGATCAGCAGCCTTCATTGATAAGAACGGTTCAGTATAAGTGTTCAACGCTAAAATGTGTTTAAACATTTCGTGACTCATACCAAATACATCTTCAATTGCTTTTTGTGTTTCTCGACTATCGCCTTGAGATTCGTCAAGGTCCTGTAATTCTTGTTCTTGACCGTTAATGCTAAATTTTAACAAGTTTGGTTTTCTACCACGTTCAATGTGATATTCAACGCCGTGTTTTTCAAAACTAATTGTGACTAACATTCCCTTTTGATTAATCTTGTTGATAAGGTTGTCACGTTTAATATTAGTCAGGGCTTGACCGTAGATCGCATAACTCAAGCCATTGATGATAGTTGTTTTGCCCGTACCGTTGCGAGCCCCAGAATCATCACCTCCTAGATCTAGATTTTCACCTAAGACTAGAGTTAATTGACCACGGTCAAAATCGATGGCTTGAGTTTGATTACCCACGCTCATGAAATTTCTTACGGTTAGATTCTTAATTTTAATCATAGTTCTTTATAAATCTCTAATAGGAGTCCTTTATCGTATGTGTCGCTTTCAATAGCATTGATTTGATTGATAACAATGGTATCAACACTTTCAAATTCAATATCGATAGGCGAAGCACTCGATTCAACTTCTACCTTTTCTGGAATAAGCATTAATTCTCGCAAATCGTATTGCGGCATGAATTGCTCTTTAATGAAATTTGCTTCTTCAAATGTAATAGGTAAGTCAATAGTAACACGACAATGCATTTTTGGTCTTAACAATGCGTCGGGAGTATCAATTATTTGACTTAGCTTGTAGGTACGATATACTGGTTGATTAGCCCAAGTTTTGTATTGGGGTTTGCCTCCCCACTCTAATAACATCATACCTCGATCGTCATCACCTGCATCGGCGTAATTGTGCGGAAATGCATTACCAATATACACTATGTTTCCTGTAGCTTGGCGTTTGTGAAAATGCCCGCTAAACACATAATCTTGATTTACAAAATGGTTTCTTTGCAACTGGCCATGATCGGGCATTTGAATCATAGCATTCATGTAGAAGCTTGGTAATTCTAAATGTCCAAAAATATATTTGCTTTTAATTTTTGGAATATCTTTCCATTCGTCTCCTACTAACCAAGGGAGTATTGTTACATTTCCATCTGTAAAGGGTTCTTTAATAGGAGTTACATTTGGAAACAATCGCATAAATTCAATTGAATTGATTTCTCGTTTGTCTTTATAAAACAAATCGTGATTGCCTAAAATAAAATAGACTTTTTCAAAAGATGCGTTTAATCGTTCTAGGTTAGACACCGTATAATTCATAGTGCTAACATCTGTAGTTGATCGATTGTGATGCCAGTCGCCTAAGAAGATGCAAGTTTCTGCACCTTCTTCTTTAGCAGTATCACAAAACCATTTAACAAATTCTTCACAATCAATGTTGTGAGTTCTGCTTCCTGATTTTAATCCAAAGTGTATATCCGTAAAACATGCGGCTTTTTTAAATAGATTCATATGACGAGTTTAATATAATTTTTATTAAAGGTCAATCCCAATCATTACCATTATCGATAGTAACAGGAGCGGTAGCAGGACCACTACCACTACCCCATTGACGAGTCCAACTTGGATTCATACCGTTCATTTCCAGTATGTCGTCTCTGATGTTCTGGTTACGTTTTTCAATGTTAATGATCCGCACGAATGAATTAGTGACAGCAGCAGTATAATAAGCAAAAGGATTATCGGATTTGCTTTCATCAAATTGTAGTCCTATCTGTGTTAGCTGTAAAATAGCCTGCCCTTTCATTTCGTCATTATAGGTATATCCTCTAACGTTGCCTCTAGTCGCATATCGGTCACATAATTTTAAAAACATTCGAGCTAGATTACTAGTCATTTGGCCGTGGTCTTTGCTAAATGCTCCGGTGTTAATATCACCTTTCCAGTGGCTTTTTACAACACATATTAGATTACCGTTGGTATCAAATTTCCAATGTTGAAAGGGCGGAAAATTTACTTTTTCATGACCGTCGCTGGTATTTTTAACGGTCTTTTTTCTTCCTGGAGCAAGAGGAATATGTTCAAAGGTCATAACTCTAAAGACTACATCATTCTTGTCAATTTTTTTATAGTCTATTTCAAATTCTTTTGCGGGAATTTTTTTACCTTGCGCTAACATTGCTGCTTCGTGGTTAATTTTTGCTAACCTAGAAGCTCTGTTTCTTTTTGCTTCGGCAATTGTCCTGATATTAATTTTGGACAAGTTTGGTACAATCATATCATACTCTAAAAATGCTTTATCTGTGCATGAGCAGTATGTATTTTTGCTTAAATGTATCTCTCTTAGTAAGTCTTTGTTTGTTAGGTACTTAATTTTAGGTACGGTATTCATTCAGTATATATCTCCCTTTTATTAATATAATAGCACATTTTGACAAGAATAAATAGACTAAACGGAGTCTTTTTATGCCATTATCGCTTAATCCATTAGCCCAATTAGTTAACAATGTTTCTCAAAGTATTAGCGGAGCCGCTAACCAAGCAGGAGCCGGCTTAAACAACATGACCGCTTCTTTATCTAAAACAAATTTAGATTCTGTAACTTCTCGTCTTTCCGGCGGATTAGGCAGCGGATTAAATGGAGTTACAGCGGGTGTTGGTAATGCAATTGACCAAGGAATGGCAGGCGTTAAAGGATTAACAGGCTCAATTGGAGGCGCCGGCCTTCCAGCATTAGGCGGCATAACAGGACAAGCACAAAACTTAGTATCTAAAGTTGGTACGGGTGTTGGTGCTATTAGTAACGTTACTTCTGACATTGCTACCTCTCTTAATAAATTAGGCGGTGGAAATATTGCTGGCGGACTACTTGGTGTTGCAGGTGCTATTTCCAAAGCCGCTGGACAATTAAACAATATTCTAAGTCTTGCTAGAGGAATAAACTTACCGTCAAATGCAGAGTTATTTCAAACACGAGGCGCGGTAGTATCAATGACACCAGTGCCAGGAAATGATTGGCGTGTTAGAATCAACTGCAATTGGGAATTGTTTAACTCTCCTTTGTTTGACGCAACTCTTAAGGAAACCGGCGGACTCGCTTGGCCATACTTGCCAAACATCACGGTATCTTCAAAGGCAAACTACAGCCAATTAGATCCTGTGCATAATATATATCCATTCCAGGCCTATAAGAGTAGTGCTATTGAAGACATTCAAATTAGTGGAGAGTTTTCAGTTGAAACTGAAAAAGATGCTTACTACTGGATAGCTGCCACCACTTGGTTAAGAACCGTTACTAAAATGTTTTATGGTACAGGACCAAACGTTGGTAATCCGCCTATTATTTGTCAACTAACCGGCTATGGAAGTAATGTATTCAACACCGTTCCTGTAGTAATCAAAGCAACAAGTTTTGATTTTAAAGAAGATGTTCAATACATTAAATGTCAAACAGATACAATGTCGCAACCAACATGGGTACCGACACTAAGTACTATCTCGGTGACGGTATCGCCAATTTATAACAGAGCAAGACTACGTCAATTTAGTTTAGAAGATTTTGCTTCTGGCAATACAGCAAACACAACAGGATTCCTATAACATGGCAAAGTATAGACAAAGTTCACCTTATTTTCTTACTAAACAAAACAATTTGTATCTTGAATTGTTGTCTATCAGACCCATTCCTGCAGAGACTGATGATTTCAAATACAAAATAGAAAATCAATACAAACACAGACCGGATTTATTGTCCTATGATTTGTATGGAACACCAAAACTATGGTGGGTTTTTGTTCAAAGAAATATGGATGTTATTAAAGATCCAATATATGATTTTGAACCCGGAACAGAAATTTATCTTCCAAAAAAAAGCAATCTAGAAAGATTTTTAGGAATATAATATGGCTTTAGGATTACGAGACATTGGTCAAGTATTTGGTGCAGCATTAACTAAACCAGACGGTACAGGAATCGATCCAACTGCAACAGCATCAAACCTTGGACTTGGTTTTGCAAAAACTTCATCAGACATAAAGTTAAGTTTATTGCAGGGAAAAACACCTGCAGGAACTGATGCCAGAGCAACTATTAGTGCAGGTAGCAAAGAAAATATTAAACCTAAACAACGAGGGTTTGCTAATCAGTTAGAACAATTTGCATCATATAATGTTTTATGGACGTTGGCATGTTTAAAACCCGAGGAAGCAAATAATCCTTACCTATACAGAAATTCTGCATTCGTTGAAAAACAAGTTGTATTTTCGTCTGGCGGAAGATATGATCAGGAAAGAGCAGCAACAGCCTACGGAGCCCCTGAATACTTTATTCAAAACTTTTCTATGGATACCTTAATGACAGGTACTCCTGCTACAGGCTCTTCAAATGCTATTAACTTTACCTTTGAAATTATAGAACCTTACAGCATGGGATTGTTTTTACAGAGTCTTCAGGTTGCGGCTCTGGCAGCAGGATATCCAAGTTATCTTGAAGAAGCAGTATATTGTTTAAAAATGGAATTTGTAGGATTTGATCAAGATATGAAATCCTATGCTTCTATAAAACCAAAATTCTTTTTAATGTTGTTAAAGAAAACAACTTTTAATGTTACAGAATCTGGAAGCACTTATAAATTTGAAGCCATTGTTTATAATCAAGAAGGATTTTCTGAAACCTACACAGCATTAAAAACTGATATAGCAATCACAGGAAGTACCGTAAAAGAATTATTAGCAGGCAGAGAAAGAAGTTTAACAACGGTTCTTAATGAGCACGAACAAAAATCTGTTCCTGAATTAAAAACGTACCCAGACAAGTACGAAATACATTTTCCAGAAAATTCATTTGATCCAATCCCTGGAGTTGGACCAGACGATGCAGACAACAGAGCAGTAATAAACACATCAAATGAACGAGTAATTTCAAAAAGTGCATCTTATGCTAATCCAGAGGACGATCCGGCATTTTTTATTTCAAACGCTATAGGCAATGCAAGTTTTAATTTCCAGGCAGACTCAGGAGGAAACTATGTTGCCCCAAAAGCAGAAGATGCATATGACGAAAGCACAGGAAAAGTTAATAGAGATAAAGTTTCAATAAATGCAAAAGAAAGAACATTTAACTATGCTCAAAAACAATCAATATTAGAAGTTATTACACAAGCCATTGAAGAATCCGATTATGCAGCTAAGGCATTAAAAGAATCTAATATTGATCCAACTGGTATGATTAATTGGTTTAGAATTGATGTTCAAACACAGCTTTTGAATTGGGATCCTAAATTTAAAAAATATTCAAAACGTATTATTTTTAGAGTAATGCCATACAAAATTCATAATTCGGTTTTTACAAATCCTAATGCAGTCCCTTTAGGATATGACCAGTTAGAAGAACAAATAGTTAAACAATACAATTACATCTATACAGGTACAAATAATGATTTATTAAGATTTGATATACAAATTAATAATTCTTTTTATACCGCAGTTGCATCAAATAGAATTGAAGATGCAGGCCGCCTTGCAAATAAAGATTTACAAACATCAGGCGATCCGCAACAAAACAAAGCAGAAGTTGAAAAAGGATCGGGAGGAGTAACAGCAGCTAAGAGTCCTACAGGAAGTAGGCCGGTTGCACAGGATGTAAATGCTATTAAACTACCGTTTGGCGGTTCTGGAAATTTAACTGATGAACAAGTAGTTGCTAATAATTTTCACAAAGCATTCCTTGAAAGTTCTCAAGCTGAAATGGTAAAAATTTCAGCAGAAATTATTGGAGATCCTTACTGGATGGTAGATAGCGGCATGGGCGGATATTTTGCAGGCCCAGGAGCCACAGATCAAATTACCGAAGACGGGACAGCAAACTATGAAGCAGGTGATACATTCATCTATATGAGATTTAGAACACCGATTGAACCAATGGAAGAAAAAGGAACTTATTTGTTTGTTGGAGAATCAGATAGTCCCTTTAGCGGCATTTATAAAGTTATTAAATGTCAAAATAATTTTTCTGAAGGATTGTTTAAACAAACACTAGAGTGTATTAGAATGCCTCTACAACCTAACGATCTTGATGACAAAGTTGATCCAGATAAACAAAGTACTCTTATGTACAATACAGATAAAGTTAAACCAGAATCGTCATCTCCTGTTGACACTGATGATGCCGGTGATGAGGGTGAACCGTCAGATCCACCTACATATTTTGCTTGAGGTAATAAATGGCAGAGTCAGTTAGAAAACCGCAGAATCAAAAATCTAGTCAAGGCATAGGCAACGGCCCTTATCTTGCTAAGGTGGTAAGCCATCTTGATCCTTCTTTTATGTCGGGATTAGAAGTTACACTACTTAGAGATTCTGCAAACGAAATTGGTGACGAAAGCCAAACATATCCTGTAAAATACTTAACACCATTTTATGGAAGTACTGCCTACGAATTTATGGGCAAAAACACCGGCAATGCAGATGCCTATCACGATACACAAAAATCCTACGGCATGTGGTTTACCCCACCGGATATTGGCGTAACCGTAATGGTTATATTTGTAGATGGCAATCCTTCTGAAGGATATTTTATTGGTTGTGTTCCTAGCCGTTTTGCCAATAACATGATTCCAGCAATCGGCGGTACTGATGTGGTAGATATTTCGTCTACAGATAAATCTAAGTATTCAACTAGTATGCCGTTACCAGTTGCAGAAGTCAATAGAAAAGCCAACGATCTAACTAAAAGTACTGCGGTAGACAAGATTAAAAAACCAGTGCATCCTATGGCAGATAGATTTTTAGAACAAGGGTTAATTGAAGATGATGCACGAGGAGTAACTACATCTACCGTAAGACGAAATGTACCAAATATGGTTTTTGGTATTTTAACTCCAGGTCCATTAGATCAAAGAGACGGTGCTAAAAAATCAAATATTGGTAGAAAAGATTCTGCAACAATATCTCCGGTTCCGGTAGGCCGACTAGGAGGAACACAATTAGTATTTGACGACGGCGATGACAGATATTACCGAAAAACTTCTGCAGGTGAAGGAGGAGTTGAATATCTCGAAGGAAATAAGGGAGATAAAAATATTCCTTATAACGAATACTTTAGGGTACGTACAAGAACAGGCCATCAGTTGTTGATGCACAATTCCGAAGATTTGATTTATATTGGTAATGCTAGAGGAACAGCCTGGGTTGAATTAACCAGCAATGGAAAAATAGATATCTATGCTCAAGATAGCATTAGTATTCACTCTGAACAAGATTTAAACATTCGTGCTGATAGAGATATTAATTTAGAAGCAGGAAGAAACTTTAATGTTAGAAGTGTATTAGGAGCAGTTCATATTGATGCAACTACTAATTTAGAATTAGTTGTTGGAGCTAACGGATATCTAACAACAGCAGGAAGTATTCATTTAAATGCAACCGGCGATGCAAACATTACAGCAGCAGGAAACAGCAATATAAAAAGTGCTCACCACTTTGAAACTGCAAGTGCTATTGACATGAACGGTCCAGCTGCAACACCTGCTACAAAAGCATTGCCGTTAACTTTAAATGACAATTTAGTAACAGACGGAACACTTGATTGGGCTAAAACAAAATATATTAAACCTGATCCTGTTAAAAGTATTATGAAACGTATACCAATGCACGAACCGTGGCCTTTGCATGAAAATCAAGCGCCACAATTTGTTACTCCGGATAACACGGATAGGGATGCTTAATTATGGCAAAATTATATAATCAAAAAACGGTTGCAAGTAATATAGCATCTGTTGGAAATCAAAATATTACAGAATTTACCTATAAAGGTTTTTGTTCAGCAGAAACAAAAAAAGGATATAAACTCTATGACATCGATCTTGTTAAACAAGATCTAATTAATCATTTTTACATTCGTAAGGGCGAAAAGTTAGAAAACCCAGAATTTGGTACGGTCATTTGGGATTTATTATTTGAACAATTTACAGAAGAAGTAAAAAAATTAATTGCTAAAGACGTTGAAGAAATTATTAACTACGACCCTAGAATTGCTGTTAATTCAGTAATTGTCGATAGCACAGATCAAGGAATTCGAATAGAAGCAGAGTTAGTATATCTGCCTTTTAATGTTAGCGAGCGTATGACTTTTGACTTTGACAAGTTAAATTACTCAGTTAACTGACCAGTTTATTTTCCGCGATAAATATTGAATAGGACTATAAAATGACAGCTACATCAAGACAAAATAACTTAATTCTCAACGAAGACTGGACTAGAATTTATCAGACATTTAAAAATGCTGACTTCAAATCCTACGACTTTGAAAATCTTCGCAGGGTCATTATTGAATATATTCGCGAAAATTATCCTGAAGATTTTAATGATTATATTGAATCAAGCGAATACTTAGCTTTAATTGACGCCATTGCATTTTTAGGACAGAGTTTAAGTTTCCGTATTGACTTAGCTAGTCGTGAAAATTTTATTGAACTAGCAGAGCGTAAAGAAAGTGTTTTAAAACTTGCTAGGATGTTGAGTTATACTCCTAAAAGAAATATTCCGTCAAAGGGATTGTTAAAATTTGACACCATATCAACAACTGAAGATATTGTTGATAGTAACGGAAAAAATTTATCTAAACAAATTATCATCTGGAACGATCCTACTAATTCAAATTGGAGCGAGCAATTCCTATTGGTCCTTAATGCAGCTATGGCAGACAATACAGAGTTTGGCCGAAGCCAAGGATCTGGTACTATTGACGGTATTAGAACAGAACAATATAGATTAAGAACATCTAACAGAGATATTCCATTATACACATTTAGTAAAAATGTTGCAGGAAGAAGAATGTCTTTCGAGCTTGTTAGCACAACCTTTAAAGGCAAAGAAGAAATTTATGAAGAAGCACCTACGCCTGCTAATCAACTAGGATTTATATATAAAAATGACAATAAAGGACCAGCAAGTTTAAACAATGGTTTCTTCTTAATGTTTAAACAAGGTAGTTTAGAATTAGCAGATTTCTCAATCGCAGTTCCTACGACAAATGAAAAAGTTTCTATTGACGCCGAAGGAATTAATAACAACGATATTTGGTTATATTCTTTAAACTCTGTTGGAGCACAAACAACAGAATGGTTGCAAGTTCCAAATTTAATTGGAAACAATATTGCTTATAATAGTTTGGTCAATCAGGTCAAGAACATTTATTCTGTTGTAACTAAAGACAAAGACAAAGTTGATTTATTATTCTCAGACGGAGTATACGGAAACTTACCTCAAGGTAATTTTAGAATTTATTATCGTGTTTCAAATGGTTTGAGTTACTCTATAACTCCTAGCGACATGCGAGGAATCAGCATATCTATACCTTATGTTAATAAATTAGGATCAGCTCATACATTAACAATTAGTATGAGTTTAAAATATACCGTATCGTCCTCAACTCCAAGTGAAAGTATTGATAGTATTCGTGCAAATGCACCAGCATCTTATTATACACAAAACAGAATGATCACAGGCGAAGATTATAATCTTGCGCCTTTAACCAGCAGTCAAGATATTCTTAAAGTTAAAGCAATTAATAGAACATCGAGCGGTATTAGCAGAAATTTTGATATTATTGATGCCAGCGGAAAATATTCAAGTATTGATGTATTCGCTGACGACGGTTTAATTTATAAAAACGAAGTTGAGACAACATTAGGGTTTAAATTTACAAATAAGATTGAAATTTATAACTTTATTAGAAATACTATTGAGCCATTAATTGACAGCACTGATGTTTTTAATTTTTATATAACAAAATATACAAAAATTTTGTTTACGGATCCAACATCGGTTTGGAATTCAGTAACCACATCAACTAATAGTTCAACAGGATATTTTATTAGTGGAGTTGACTCGTCATTATTAAAAACAGGTGTTTATACAAATAATACTTTGAAATATCTTTTACCTGATTCAATAGTTAAATTTGTTCCGCCCGCCGGCAAAGCATTTAAAAACGGAAAACTTGTTACTCAAGATTTAACAGATCCTTTACAAAAATCATATATTTGGTCTAAGGTTGTTAGAGTTGTTGGTGACGGTACAAATGCGGGCCGTGGAGTATTAAGTACAGGCCTAGGCCCAATTACATTTAGTGATAATATTCCTTCGGGTTCGGTAGCTTTTCAAATAGTACCAAAGTGGGTTTCAAATTTACCTAATGCATTTGAAACTGAAATGGCAAACCTTGCATTTTCAAATTTAAACTTTGGTTTGCGATACGATATTGAATCTGCCGCCTGGAAAATTATTACAGCCGCAAATCTAGATTTAATCAATAGTTTTAGTCTTGGTAAAGCAGGCGACACATCAAACTCTGGAATTGATTCTTCATGGATCATAGCGTTTGTTAAAGAACCAGACAAGTATGTTGTCCACGTTAGAAGCATGGAATATATTTTTGCTAGTATTAGAAAAAATCGTTTCTATTTTGATTCAAATCAAAAAATCTACGATAGCAAAACAAACAAGGTTGTTAAAGATCAAATCAAGGTATTAGGAATTAATACCGACAACGGTCTTTTAGATTATCTAAAACAAGATCTTGTTTTTGAAATTAGTGATAGTATTCGTTTTGAAGATGGATATCAAAGCACCGATGCAATTAAAATTGCGTTTGCTGATTCTGACGACGACGGAGTTATTGATGACCCAGACGAGTTTATTAGAATTGTTGGAGAAGATTCAGCAAATAAATTTTTGTTTTTCCAAGAAACGGTCGACGACACCGGAGCAAAAATATTTCAATATTTCGATAATACAAACAATGACATTGTATTAGCGGCTAAAGAAATTGACGTCAAGGTTACAGATTATACCGATGGCCAACTTGTATATTTTTATGACATTGCTGAAGATGTTGTAAAAATGGTTGATAGAACAACAAATACATTTGTTCTTCAAAGTAATTTTAGAGCAAACATTGGTAGGGCTGGAATTAAATTCCAATATCTGCACCATGCAAATGTTGACCGCCGTATCGATCCAAGCGTAAGTAATATTATTGATGTGTATCTATTAACACGTTCTTATGACACAGATTTTAGAAATTACTTGCAAGGTGTGTTAACAAAAATGCCCGAACCGCCAACAACAGAAAGTTTAAGAATTGCATTTGGCGGAAACTTGAGTGCAATTAAATCTATAAGCGATGATATTGTATATCATCCAGTTTCATATAAAGTGTTATTCGGAAAAACCGCAGATGAAAAATTACAAGCAATATTTAAAATTGTTAAAAACTCATCAAAGACAATCAACGATAACGATTTAAAGGTTAGAATTATTGCAGCGATCAATGAATTTTTTGATTCGGCAAATTGGGACTTTGGAGATAAATTTTATCTTTCAGAATTAATAACCTATGTGATTAATTCAACAGCGCCTGACATTACTAACATGGTTATTGTACCAAGACAACAATCTCAGGTGTTTGGTAGTCTGTTTGAAATTCAAAGTAGAGCAGATGAAATTTTTGTAAGCGGTGCTACCGTAGATGATATAGAAATAGTAACATCTATTAATGCAGCAGAAATTGGTGCAATTTCTGGAACAATTATTACTTCAACGAGTACTTAAGAATGGCAAAGTTTTTTCCAAAAAGTCAATTACCTATTAGAAAGTCATCTGATTTATTACCAAAGGTATTTCAAACAGATGCTAATGATAAATTTTTATCCGGCGTTTTAGATCCGTTACTGCAACCTGGTACACTAGAGAAGAACGTAGGATATGTTGGGCGTAGATACGGTAAAACATACAACGGCTCAGACATTTATTTAGATACCGACGCTACTCTTAGAAGTAGATATCAGTTGGAGCCTGGCGTTGTTCTTAAAAAAGATGGTAAGACACAAAATTTTTATGACTTCATTGACTTTAAAAATATTTTAAAATATTTTGGAAATAATGAAGATAGAGATGATCTAATTGATCAACACCAGCACTATAGTTGGAACCCTCCTGTTGACTGGGATAAGTTTATTAATTATAGAGAATATTTTTGGATGCCAAGCGGTCCTCCACCAATTAGAATTTTAGGCCAAAGTTCTTCTGTAATAAGCACATATAGAGTTAAGCTCGGAGAAGCGTCTTCTTTTATTTTTTCTCCAGACGGCTATACAAACAATCCTAGAATAACATTATATAGAGGACAAAAATACAAATTTATTGTAAATGTTCCGGGTAACGGATTTGTTATTAGAACATCATATGATACTGGTTCATTGACATTTAATCCTGATTTATTCTATCCTCAAGGATCTATTGTTGTATTCAATGGTTCTGTATGGAAAGCAAAAGTTCCAGTATCTCCGGCCGACGGTAGCACAATAACAACAGAATCTCAAGACTGGGAATTTGTTGAAATTGTAAATGCAAATTCAGCAGCACTTGACTACACTAAAGGAATTACAAATTTTGGCATTGAGAATGGAACACTAACATTTGATGTGCCTTACGATGCGCCGGATATTCTTTATTATCAAAGTATTACTGATCCAAATAAATTTGGTCAGTTTATTATTTCCGACATTGAAGAAAATTCAAAAATTAATATTAACGATGATATTATTGGAAAGACAACATATACAAGTAGCAACGGAATTGAACTAAGCAATGGTATGATTGTTAATTTTGGCGGTGTTGTTACCCCAGAGAAATATTCAAAAGGAAATTGGTTAGTTGAAGGTGTTGGTAAAGCAATCTCATTGACCAACTTTGATGATTTAGTTGTTCCTGTATTAACATCAGATGTTCCAGAAGTATTATTTGATAATGAAGGTTTTGACACAGCACCTTTTGATGATGCAAGCTCGTATCCGGGAACAAAAGATTATATCACAATAGCTAAAAGTAGTAAAGATTTAAATCCTTGGTCACGATATAATCGTTGGTTTCATAGAAGTGTATTGGAACTTTCTTTTAAATTATCAGGAGAAGATTTTTACCACGACGAAGCAGCTAGAGCAAAACGTCCTATTATAGAATTTTTACCAAATTTAAAATTATACGAACACGGAGTATTTGCTAAGGAAACCGTAGATTACATTGACACATTTACGTCAGACGTATTTTCTAAAATTGAAGGAAGTACTGGTTATAGTATTGACGGTGAGCCGTTGTTTAACGGAGCAAGAATTCTTGTAACGGCCGACACTGATAGTTTAGCTAATAATAAAATTTATCAAGTTAAATTCTTCACTCAAAACGGTCAAAATCAAATCACCTTAATAAAAGTTGATGATACTGAATCCATCATTGGAGAAACCTTATTAGTTCGCCGTGGAAAGAAAAATAAAGGAACAATGTTCTACTATGATGGAACCGCTTGGTTAAGTAGCCAAGAAAAAACTAAAGTTAATCAAGCACCTTTATTTGATGCATTTGATGAAAATGGTGTAAGTTTTTCTGATAAAGATACGTATCCAGTTTCAACATTCCGCGGTACTAAAATTTTAGCATACAAAGAAAGCACAGGAGTTGTTGACCTAGAACTTGGATTTCCAATTAGCTATCTTAATATCAGCAACGTTGGAGATATAAGTTTTGAATTTGTATGGGATATAGAATCCTTTACCTATGAAGTTTTAAGAAAATCATATTCAAAAAATATTAATACTGGTTTCTGTAAATTTAACCTAACAGACGAATATGTTAATCATTGGATTGAAACTGAACAAAAATATCTACAACCAATCATTGATTCGCAGGTAATTACCACAGCAACTGACACGGTTTATTTTAATACCGTTGATTGGTTTAAAGTAACTGATCAAGACGAAATTTATTTTTATAAGAACGGAGAGCGTTATACAGAATCATATACAAGACAAGGTGGAAATTTTATTTTTGCTACACCGTTTGCTGTAAAAGATGTTCTTGTAATAAAAATATTTTGTAATTTAATTCCAGAAGAAGGATATTATGAAATTCCTGTAGGTTTGGAAAAAAATCCGTTAAACAACGAACTAACAGATTTTACGTTTGGACAAGCAGTTGATCATATTTCGTCTGGATTAGAATTTTACAATGGATTCTCTGGACTTGTTGTAGGAAATAATTCTTTAAGAGACATTCATGGATTCCAGGCATATACTAAGAGATTTTTAAAACATGAAAGTGTGGCACCTGTTGCATTAACATTGCTAGTTGATAAGCAGGTTAATTTAATTAAAGCTCTCCGATATGCTAAAAAGTCTTATACTGATTTTAAACATAATTTTATTAAAATTTCTGGAGAATTAGATTTTGATGGAGATATTCCAAAGCTAGTTGACAATATTATTAATGAATTAACAAGAGGTAAAAATCCTTCAAGCCCGTTTGTAAATTCTGATATGATCGGTAGCGGAGCATATACAAATTTAATTTACGAAGTTGAAGATCCAGATATTAACACATTTGTTATTTCAGATAAATTTGATTTAAAAACTTTAAGTAATCGAGCTGTCTACCTATACATTAATAATCAACAATTAATTAATGGATTTGATTACGAATTTAATAGTGACTTTTCTTTTGTTAATATTTTAAAAACACTTAATGTTGGAGACATACTTGAAATTAGAGAATATGTTTCTTCAGGATTTAATCATATCCCTCAAACACCGACAAAGATTGGATTGTTTAAAAAGTTTGTACCTGAAAAATTCTTAGATGACACCTTTGTTGAACCAAAATATATGATTCAAGGACACGACGGTAGCCTTACAACAGCATTTAATGACTATCGAGACGATGCGCTTCTTGAATTAGAATTAAGAATTTTTAATAACATCAAAAAAGAATATGATGAAAATATATTTGATATTGATGCAACCGCTGGCGGATATTATAAGACTGGAATATTTGAATACAATCAAATTATACAAATAAACACACAAGAATTTTTAAAATGGATTGCAGATACAAATATCGATTATGTAAGTAATAGCTATTTTGACAGCGAAAATTCTTTCACTTATACATATTCTAATATGTCTGACCCAGCCGGATTAGAAAATTTACCAGGTTGGTGGAGAGGAGTCTACAAGTATTTTTACGATACAGATCGTCCACATCGCTGCCCATGGGAAATGTTAGGATTTTCTATTAAACCGACATGGTGGGAAAGTGAATACGGACCTGCACCATACACTAGAAACAATTTACTTTTATGGGAAGACCTGGCTGCCGGCCTAATTAGACAAGGTCCAAGAGCAGGTGTTCATAAACGATATGTAAGATCTACTTTGTTAACACACATTCCTGTAGATGGAGATGGTAAACTATTAAGCCCTCTAGATTCAAATCTAGCACAAAATTTTTCTTTGATTAATAATCAAGGGGATTTTAACTTTGGCGATATTTCCCCTGCAGAACATGCATGGTATAGCAGTAGTGAATATCCATTTGCAACAATTATTGGAATGGCATTGTTAAGACCTTTTGAATTTGTAGGCAAAAATTTTGACAATTCAAAAATTGTAAGAAACAAATTAAATCAATTAGTACATACCGATACAGGTATCTTTGTTAAAGTTGAAGATTTAGTTGGATCAAGTTCTGGCGGATATTTAACCAGCGGATTAGTTTCTTATATTGTAGATTATTTAAAGAGCCATAATATTAATGAAAATGTGTTGCAGGAAAAATTAGATGAAATCGATGTTTACCTAACACATAGATTATCTGGATTTGTTGATCAAACACAACAACGATTTATTTTAGATTCAAAAAATCCTAATTCTACTTCGGCAAATATTTTTGTTCCGGTAGAAAATCAGGAAATTTATTATAATGTTAGTGCTCCAATTGCAAGTATAATTTATAGCGCGGTCATTGTTGAAAAAATGACCAACGGTTGGAAAATTAGCGGCTATGACTTTTTAGATCCGCATTTTACATATTTTGCTCCGGTGATTAGTCAAATAGATCCTCTTATTTCAGTTGGCGGAGTTTCTGAAAATTTTGTTAATTGGACAGAAGATAAATTTTATGGAAATGGTGTAGTAGCAAGATATAATAATGAATATTATAGAAGTGTTAAAAGCCATCAAAGCGGATCCACATTTGATTTAACCCTGTGGAAAAAACTTCCAGACCTTCCTAAGAAAGACGACGTTCAAGCATTTAAGAGAAGAACATTTAACACCATAAGAGAACAAAAAATAAGTTATGGAACTACCATCGGCACAATCCAAGGAGTAGTTGATTTCTTATTAGGTTATGAACAATATCTAATTTCTAAAGGATTTAAATTTGATAGATACGATACAGACAGCAAGGTAACTCAAGATTGGTTCACTAGTGCTAAAGAATTTATGTACTGGACACAGCATAATTGGGCTCCTGGATCTTTATTAACTTTAAGTCCTGCTGCTGAAAAAATGGATGTATCTTATCCAATTGGTGTTCCTGATAATCTATTAGATAGCTTTTATGAATATCAAGTGTTTAGAGGTGACGGTCAGCCATTGACTCCTAATTTCTTAAACATAAAAAGAGATTTTCAAAATATAACTATTGAAACTACAAACACAGCAGAAGGAATTTATTTCTTTAAAGCTCACTTAGTGTTAAAAGAACACGTTGCTATTTTCGATGACCGAACCGTTTTCAATGATGTTATCTATGATAAAACAACAGGCTATCGTCAAGAAAGAGTTAAGGCAAGAGGTTTTAGAACCGTTGACTGGGACGGTGATTATACAAGTCCCGGATTCTTATTTGATAATGTTAATATTATAGCATGGCAACCTTATACTGATTACAGATTGGGTGATATAGTTAATTACAAAAGTTATAACTGGGTAACAAAATCTAATCACACATCTACCGATCAATTTGTAAATGCATTCTGGACTAAACTTGATTCAACACCGAACAAGAGATTAGTTCCAAACTTTGATTATAGAATTAATCAATTTGAAGATTATTATAATCTTGATGCAGATGGTCTTGGGTCAAGCCAACGAGATCTTGGTCGACACGCCATCGGTTATCAAACTAGAGAATACTTACAAAATCTTGCAGAAGATGACGTAACACAATTTCAGTTATATCAAGGTTTTATTAGAGAAAAAGGTACATTAAATGCCGCTGTTAAAATATTTGATAAACTAAGCAAAACAACAGAAGATAGTATTGTTTTAAACGAAGAATGGGCGTTTAATGTTGGTACCTTAGGCGGAGTAGACGAGTTAAATGAAGTTGAATTTGCATTTAATAAAGACTCCTTACAAGTAAATCCTCAGCCAATGATATTTGTGTCATCGGCTTATACAGGAGTAATACTTGATCAATATCTAAGAATCCCTGCATCGGACTTTACAAATGCTCCGTCGCCTTTTACAACTTCGATTATTCCTAAAACAGATTTTGATCAATTTCAGTCTGCGGGTTACGTAAAACTTGACCAAGTTGATTTTGTTATTAAGAATAGATCAGATTTAGAAACATTAGATATTACACAAGTAAAAGACGGCGACCATTTTTGGATTACATTCGATAATTCAGCATGGACGGTTTTAAGATTTACTAGAAAGCCATTATTAACTTTAATTTCAGCAATTAAAACAGGTACAACAATTGAAATTACATTTAATCGTAGACACGCTTTTATTGTTGACGATTACATTGGCATTAACGATGTTCCTAACCTAACCGGCTTTTATAAAATTAATGAAGTAACTCTTACTTCTGTTATCATTGCCTGCGCATCTGATGCTAAAGATCCATTAGTTGATACAAGTACATTAATTCGTGTTTACGGATTAGACAATGTTAGATTTTCTTCTGGATCGGATATAGATCAAGAATATGTTGCATTATTGCCTAACAATTCAAAATTGTGGTTTGATTCTAATGATAACGGACTATGGGAAGTTGTACAAAAAAATAAAGTCTTTAGCTATAAATCCTTAACTGATTATGGAACTACCGTGCCCGAAGGAACAGGACATGCAGTTTGTTATGTTGAAAGATTACAACAAACTATTACAAGCATGCCTTCAAATTCAATGGTTCTTGTTTATGTTGAGGGACCTACAGGTTTAAAAATTAAACAGACATTTGCCCCTGAGCCTGAACTATATTTGTTGCTTTCTAATTCTTTTGGAGAAGAACTTGCAGTAAGTCCTGACGGACATTTCTTAGCAGTTGGATGTCCTAGAGCATCGGGCGTGCCTTCAGCATATATTGGTGTTTTTGATCCTACAGCAAATTATGAAATAGGTGATGTTGTTGAATATGCTGGAAAATTGTGGAAGGCTACAACAGCAGTAGTAGGAGACGGCAGTACAATTGATATTCAAAGTAATGATTGGGAGCCTACATCTTTATTAACTTATGATCCAAATTTTGGCCGTGGCGAAGGATTTAGAAATCAAGGAGCTGTTTCGATTTATGTTTGGAATAATCAAAACTGGTCATTAACAACTACACTAGTAAGTCCAAGACCTGCGTTTGATGAAAATTTTGGATCTAATATTTCTATTTCAAAATCTGGTTCAGATTATTGGATGGCTGTTTCAGCTCCTGGTTCGTTAGATAGCAGGGGTAGAATTTATCTTTACAGGTATAATAGTGAAACTTTGGCCTGGGAACAACACGAAAATAACAATTATATTGGAGTATATGTTTCAGATCCTGCTAGACAATATCCAAAAGGATCAATTGTATGGTGGAATAATTCCTACTGGAAAGCGGTTGAGGATACCAACGGTGACGGTAGTACCATTAGTATCAGTTCACCCGACTGGATAAAAATTGATGACATATCTAGTCAATCATCTTTACCAACAAACGTTTCTATTGAAGATGACGGATCAACAATTTCGTCTGGATTATTAAGTGAAAGTGATCTAGCAGAACTTACAAAACAAGGTGATATGTTTGGTTCTGCAATGGCAATGAATAAAGATGGATCTATATTAGTTGTCGGTGTTGCTGATAGTGATGGTATTTACTTTGCAAATTATAAAGGAATCTGGTCAGCCACCCAAGAATATATTGCAGGAGATGTTGTAAAATATCAAGGTTACTATCATAGACTAACAAATGTTCGTCCTGAAGATCCTGTAGATTCAGCAACCTATAGAAGTTTTGGAGAATACCCAGACGATGGATTGCCATGGACTAACGTGGGCGACAGCACTATTCCGTATTCAACAGGTAAAGTTTATATCTACCAAAGAGATAGTAATAGTGTTTACAAACTAAAACAAACAATAACTGCTGGATCAATTGGATTATTTGATGATACTGGCAATAACGAATCTATCACCGTTGGTGATAAATTTGGATTCTCTGTTGATGTTGATGCAACAGGTCAACACATTGTTATTAGTGCTCCTCAGGCAGATATTAATTTACAAAATCAAGGTGCAGTATATTATTTCTCTGCAACTAGTTTAACAAATCCAGAATGGAGATTAAAACAAAAATTAGAAAGTTTTGAAGAATATAATAATTTGTTGTTTGGTTCTGATGTATCTATTAGTTCTGGAACAGAAAGAATAGTTGTTGGCGCAAAAAATGCTCCATACAAATCTTATGCATATTTTGAAACAGGAACTACATTTGATAAAAATTCAACAATATTTTCAACATTTAACGGTTATTCGGGACAGGTATATTCTTTTGAAAGAGTTAGTGGAAAATATTTCTTAACAGAAAAATTAGAAGCAGACGTAACCAATAATGAATCTTTTGGTTATGCCATTGATGCAACATCCGATGTTATTGTAGTTGGTTCTCCTAACTACAATAACGGTGACGGTTTAGTTAGAACATTTAGAAAAGATACTTCTGTTAAATCTTTAAAAACATTAGCCGTTCAAGAACAATTAATTGATATTTCTAAAATTAAAAATATTTCTTTAATTGATGCAGATAAAAATGTTAAGATAAGCGACATTGATTTTATTGATCCAATTAAATTAAAAATATTAGGACTTGCAGAACAGGAACTTAATTTTAAAACACCGTACGATCCAGCAATTTATACCAACGGAACAGAAGAAACCGTAGTAGATCCTGACGCAGCTTGGTTTACAAAGAACGTTGGAAAACTATGGTGGAATTTAAACACAGCTAAGTGGTTGTACTATGAGCAAGGCGATATTGCTTATAGAAACGGTAATTGGGGACAATTAGCTAAAGGATCTACTATTGATGTTTATGAATGGGTTGAAACTACTCTATTACCTAGCGAATGGAGTGCCCTTGCTGACACCACTGCAGGATTAACTGAAGGAATCTCTGGACAGCCATTATATCCTAATGATGATGTATATTCTGTAAAACAATTTTATAATGAAATTACACAACAGGTAACAGAAATAAAATATTATTATTGGGTTAAGGGCAGCACCGTTGTCCCACAAAAAGTTAATAGAAAATTGTCAGCAGGAGAAGTTGCAGCGTTGATTGAGACGCCAATTTCAAGCGGATATCCAATATTAGCATTGTTAGATAGTGATAAAATTTTAGCATACAATTTTAATAAATTTGTAACTTCTGGAAGAGCATTATTAAACATTGAATTCTACACAAATGAATCTTCAGTTAATCCTGTGCATAGAGAATATGTATTATTAGCTGAAGGCGTTGCAGACAACCTTCCTCCAGAAACTTTAGAGACTAAATGGATCGATAGTTTAGTTGGATTTGATCAAGCAGGTAATACCGTGCCTGATCCTAAACTTTCTACTAAAGAAAAATACGGATTATCATTCAGACCTCGTCAGAGTATGTTTGTAAATCGTTCTGAAATTTTAAAAATTGTTATTACTAATATTAATTCATTATTACTAACAAATCCATATTCTGAAATTTTAAATTTTGATAATTTAAATTCAACAGATTTAGAACCAGATGAAAAATTAAACGAATATGATGTAGCAGTAGATACAATAACTGACTTAGAACAAATTGGTGCAATTCGTGTTCGCCAAGCAGTATTACAAGCAAATATTGTTAACGGCGAAGTTGATACAATTGATATTGTAGATTCTGGATTTGGTTATAAAAATGCTCCGTACATTGAAATACAAGGTGACGGAACAGGAGCCAGGGCTTATATTACAATTGATAATCAAGGTAGAGTAAGTAGTGTTAAAATTCAAACAACCGGAAGAAAATATACAACCGCCACCGTTAAAATTCGAGAGTATTCAGTATTAGTTAGAACTGATGAAACAATTAATAATTTCTGGAGTATCTATTCTTGGGATCAACAAAGAAGAATTTTCTATAAGAGTAAGTCTCAAGGTTATGATGTAAGAAACTATTGGTCATATATCGATTGGTGGAAACCAGGATACTCAACCTCAACTAGAATATTATATGAAGTTCCAAGTTTGTATTTAGAACCAACAATATATACTGAGCCAGGAGATTTAATTAGAGTTAAAGAATATGCTAACGGCGGATGGGCAGTACTTGAAAGAACAGCAGACGGCTCTGGTGAAATTTTAGGAAAATATCTGTTAGTTGCTAGACAAAACGGAACAATTGAATTTAAAGATTCTCTTTATAATACTAAAACAACCGCTATTGGTTTTGATAATGTTGGATATTATGATACAGCATTATATGACTTAGAACCTTCAAGAGAATTAAGGATTATTTTAAATTCTATTAAAACTGATTTATTTGTTGGAGATCTTAAAGTTGAGTGGAATAAATTATTCTTCACTTGTGTAAGATATGCTTTCTCAGAAAATCAGCCAATTTTCTGGGCATTTAAAACAAGTTTTATTAATGCATTACATAATGTTGGATCGTTAGAACATAAAGTTTCTTACAAGAACGATAACCTTCCTGCGTATCAAAAATATCTTGAAGAAATTAAACCATACAAAACTTCTATTAGAGAATATACAAGTCGTTATGTAAATCAAGAATCAACAAATACAGATATTTTAGATTTTGATTTACCTCCCGTATATTCCACACGCGATAATAAAATTGTTCCAGTGAATAATGGATACAATTTATTTGATCAGTATCCATGGAAGTGGTGGTATGACAACAAAGGATTCTCAGTAGTATCTATTGAAGTTTCATATGCAGGTGCAGATTATACATCTGTTCCTACCGTTCTTATTGAGGGCAACGGAACAGGAGCAAAAGCTAAAGCATATATTTCAAATGGTAAAGTTTCTGGTATCACAATGGTTGATATTGGAGAAGGGTATACTGAAACACCAACAATTACGTTAGTTGGTGGCAACGGTTCGTCTTTATTAAAAGCAAAAGCAATTGCAATTTTAGGTCAAACAAAAGCAAGAACATTTAATCTTGGAATTAAGTTTGACAGAATTTCTAAAGAAGGCATTTATAACGCATTTACGCATTCTCAAACATTTACTGCATCAGGACGTACTGCGGTTTTTGATTTAGCATTTGCGCCAACAAGAGATAAATCGAAAATTACTATTGTTAAAAACAAACAATTAATATTGAATAATGAATATAGTTTATCATTGTTCAAAACATCTACCGATGATTATAAGATCCTAAAAGGTAGATTGATTTTTGTTGACCCGCCAGCTAAAGATGATGTTATTACAATAACATATGAAAAGAATGATGAATTGTTAGATGCTGTTAACAGAATTAACAAGTATTATTCACCAACTAGCGGAATGATTGGAAATGAAGTTGGACAATTAATGACCGGTATTGATTTTGGCGGAGTTCAAGTTCAAGGAACAACATTTGATGTAACTGGCGGATGGGACGCTCTTCCGTGGTTTACTGATAGCTGGGACAGCGTTGACTCTAACGACGATTATTATGTAATTGTTGACGGTAGTACCTCTGGGATTGAACTACCAGAAGCTCCTGTAGAAAATCAAATAATTACAATTTATCTACAAAGAGCAGGAACATCTAAACCGATTAGAATTGACGATCCACACTTTGATCATGCCGGCGACTCGGCATTAGTAACAAATTCTAATGCTCTTATGCCAACGTTTGTTGGAGATGGTTCTACAAAAATTGTTTCTATTGAAAATTATTTCCAAACATATGCAGGCGATGTATTAATTTTCCGTCCTGCAGAAAGCGACGGATCTGTTAATATTACAGATACAAACCTTCTCGATTCTAAGATTAGTGGCGGAACATTAGCATCAATGAGCGGTGCATATTCAACTGCTACAGGAATGACAGCAGAAGAAATTGTAATTAGCGGTGGCGCATTTAATACGCCAGATCATACACCTGCTCCTGAAGAAAATGTACCGGGACAAATACTTGATAGTGTTTCTATTAAGGTGTTCCAAACTACAATCAGTGGTGCTGCAACTATTCAAAATAAAGTTGTTATTTCAGATGGAATTACTTCTCGATATGCCATTGATTTAACTATAATAGAAGAAGCATCAATATTGGTCTATGTAGATAAAATTTCCTATGTTTCATTTGGAGATAGCACAACCAGTTATAGCATAGATTTTACAACCAACGAAATTGTGTTTAATACTCCACCTGCGCTAGGCTCTACAATTGAGATCATTGCAATTGGTCGTGGGGGTATTGCATTATTAGATTTCCAAGAGTTTGTTGCAGATGGCAATACAAGATTGTTCTTAACAAAAGCAGATTATTCTTTAACACAAAATATTTTAGTAACCGTTGACGGTCATCAAGTCGACACAGGATTTACTAATAGTACTATTGTTGCTGAAGATACAGGAACAACTATTGAACCTGGAAAAACAATGGTAGAATTTGGATTAACACCAGATGCAAATTCAATTATTAAAATCATTTGTTTGGGTTCAACATCAAATGTTGATAGTTCTGGATTGTCTGTAATTCGTGTTAATAAACAAATTTTAACATATGAGGGATCAACACGATCTTTTATGCTAGACAAATTTGTAGATCCATCTAGAAGTTCAGCAATTGCGTCTATGGTTGTTTTGTTAAACAATAAAAAATTAAAAGGCCCAGATACTTATTATAGAATATACGACGGATCAAATAACGAAGTTGAAGTAGGTGTAGATCCAACATCTGTGGTAACATCAGTTGATGTTAGAGTTTATATTAATAATATATTACAGCCATTTGTTACGGCATATATCTATGACGGCACTACCGGAACCGTGGTTGTTAATACAGAATATCTAGAATTGCAAGATGTTATTAGAATAGAAATTATTAATAATGCAGAATATTCTGTTACAGATAACATTTTACAAATTTCTGATTTAGTAACCTTAGTAGACGAAGATCAAATAGAAGTAACTTGGTTTAGCGAATATCCAACGTTTGACATTGTTTCTGACGTTCATTCAGGAGGAAAAGTTCAATATCAATTGAATAGAGCCCCATTAGATTCTCATTATGTATGGGTTTATAAGAATGGCGAGAGACTAGTTCAAGGAAAAGAATTTGTTGTTTCAACACCAAGGAATGTTGTATATCTGAATATTCCTTCTTTGTTAACTGACAAAATTGAAATTATGGAATTTGGTAATAATGTTTATAAAACTCCAAGAGCTTTTGAAATGTATAAAGACATGTTTAACGTAACTCATTATAAGCGTTATGCTATTAATGATGTTCAGTTATCAAAAGAATTAAATTATTACGATACTACTATTGAAGTTAATGATGCTTCGGCTCTTGACGAACCTAATATGTCTAAAAATATTCCTGGAGTGGTAACAATCAACAAAGAACGCATCGAGTTCTTAACTAAATCCGGAAACGTGTTAGGACAATTAAGAAGAGGAACGTTAGGATCTTCAATCGGTCAAACTTATCCTGCAGGAACCCCAGTAATCAGTGCAGGTGTTGATGACATTATTCCTTATATTGATTCTCAAGAAAAAGAAGAGTTTGTTAGCGACGGAAGTACATTGTTGATTGGACCATTATCTTTTGTTCCAACAAAATCAACAAGATCTAGCTTTACCAGAAAAACAATTCCAGAAGATTTTGGAGCCTGCGATCAAGTAGAAATATTTGTTGCAGGCAAAAGATTAAGAAAAGATCAGTTATCTGTTTATAACGAATCTTTAGGATCAGTAAGTCCATCGGCAGATGAAATTTTAGAAGCAGAATTTTCTGTAGACGGAGCAACACCTTATATAAGATTAACTAAGCCAGCAACTGAAGGTACACGAATTTTAATAATTAGAAAAGTTGGTAGATTATGGTACGAGAGAGCTGAAACTACAGCAAGTAGAGGTATTACGCTGCTTGATAACAATACAGCTATTGCTCGTTTCATTGATCAAAAGCCAACGGAATTGCCATAATAAATAACATATGGAGATAAAAGAGTCTAAAATGCCACAAGATCAAAACACAAATAGCAAGGTAACCGAACAAAAACCCAACGAAACGGGCGGGTTTCACTTCGAAGGTCATATTAAAATATTTGATCCGCAGACCAAAGAGGTTTTTGTGGATAAGAGAAACGCCATTCACTATGAAAATATGTCAGTAGCAATGGTAAACAGCCTTTCAAATCAAGGGCTAGGAACAATATATCAAATGGCTTTTGGAACAGGAGGAACAATTGTTGATCCTACAGGGCTTATTTCGTATTTGACCCCAAATACCGTTGGTGTTAATTCTAGCTTGTATAATCAAACTTATCAGAAAATTGTTGACCAAAACGCTTCTGAAAACACCGACCCTGTTCGAAATAAAATGGAAATTCGACATGTAAGCGGAGCAACATATTCAGATATTGTTGTTAGTTGTTTACTTGATTACGGAGAGCCCGACGGTCAAGAAGCATTTGATAATAGTCAAGATATGAGCGGAAATTTTGTGTTTGACGAGCTTGGGCTAAAAAGTTATGATCCAAACGGTAACGGAAAACTATTAACTCATGTAATTTTCCACCCAGTGCAAAAATCATTGAATAGATTATTGCAAGTTGATTATACAATTCGAGTTCAAAGTTTAACTGGATATAATGAGGTTTAATCATGCCGTATAGCGTAAATTACACAGATAAAAATACAAAATCGCCAATTACGGTATATGACAATACTTCAAGTACCGATACAACATTAACATTTCCCGGACGAAATGTTACAGGCTACGGCCAGATTATTGCAGAAAATTTTCTCCACCTATTAGAAAATTTTGCTAGCCCCACCGAACCAGTTAATCCAGTTGAAGGGCAATTGTGGTATGAAAGTGAAACTGGTACACTGATGATCTTTGACAACACCAGTTGGAAAGCAGCAGGCAGTATTCAGAAAAGCCCAACACAACCATCTGTTAGTGCAGACAAGGTTGGAGAGATCTGGGTCGACACCGTTAAACAACAATTATATGTTTGGTCAGGTGAAACATGGGTGTTGGTTGGTCCTCAATTCAGTACAACTAGCGGTTTAAGAACTGGACCAATTGTTGACATTATTGACGACTCGGACAACACAGCTCGTAAAATTATTAAATTTTTAGTAGATGAAACGCCAATTGCTATTATTAGCGAAGATAGTTTTACTCCTAAAATTAGTATTCCTGGTTTTATCGATATTAAATCAGGAATTAATTTAACAACCGTTGCATCGGGCGACGGTAATTATGCTCCAAAATTGTACGGAACTGCTCAAGCAGCAGATGCATTGATTGTTAATGATGTAGAAGTTGTTGCTTCAAAGTTTTTAAGATCTGATATTACTAATACAACTGAATATGGAATTAACGTTAAAAGTAATAGCGGTATTACATTAGGAGTTGACAGCGGATTTAGAATTTCATCTTCTGCAACATCGGCAAAAATTTATAATGCCAATCCTGGAAGTAGTATTGATTTACAAGTTAATAGAAACGGTAGTCAATCAACAATTTTAAGAGTTATTGATAATAAGATTGGTATTAATATTGAAACTCCTCAGCGTGAACTTGACGTAGGTGGCGATATTGGTGTTAGCGGTGATGTTATTATCACAAGCACAGATCCAAGTACAAATTTTAATAACGGATCTTTGAGAACAGCAGGCGGAGCCGCAGTTACAAAAAATTTAATTGTTGGAACAGAATTAGAAGTTGGCGGAACAACTACTATTAAAAATCTTCTTCCAAAGACAACTGAAACATATAGTTTAGGTGCAGATCCTACAACCGGCGGAAAACGTTGGGATACGGTTTACGCTAAAACTATCAAAGCAGATTTCTTAAAGGGTGTGTTAGACGGTGACGTTGCAGGTAATGCTAGAACAGCCACTAATTTAAGAACGGTTACTAGTTTTCAAATTAAAGGCGACGTAACATCTCAGGTTATTAATTTTGACGGTTCTGTTGGCGGAAGTATTAAAGAGTTTACAACAACATTAACTTCAAACATTATTGAAGGAAAAGAATTTCCTTTTCCAAATGTATCAAAATCAGACGATTTGGTTTTAGTTTTTAGATCTGGTACAGGTCTAATAAAAGAATCAAGGGATGTATTTGTTGGTGACCTTGGAATTCCAATTGGCGGAATTTTACCGTACGCAGGCATCGATATTCCAGACGGATTTTTATTATGTGACGGATCAGAGGTTGAAAAATCAAAATATAGTAAACTATACGATGCTATTGGTAACACATATGGTTTGCCAACTAGGGGTGTAAACACTTTTGTATTGCCGGATCTACGTGGTAGATTCCCCCTAGGTCGAGATAATATGGATAATTATGGCACCGTTCCTGAAGAAAACGGCGGCTTCATTGACGCAGGTGGCGGCAACATTGATCGTGTTGCAGGTACAGAAGCAGATACATTAGGTGCCGGTGCAGGAGATGCTGAAAGCGTATTAGAAGTTAGAAATCTGCCTGAACATGAACATAATTTAAAACCGCCTGGAGTTGATAGACAATTTGCTGTTGTTAGAGTTGATTCGGCGGTCGTTCCGGGAACTTCTCCTGGTTCAGGACTAGGACCAACAGCAGCTGGTCAAGCTCAGTATCTTAATACATCCGGAGGTATCAAAACAAGTGCTACTTTAGCAACCCCGTTTAGTATTATGAATCCGTTCTTGACTATTAACTATATCATAAGATCTGGTCCACCAGCATTCTAATATTGGAAATAAGACATGTCATACACAATAAACAAAACTGATGGAAGTATTTTAGCAACGGTTGCCGACGGTCAAGTCGATCAACTATCTTCTGATATTACATTAATTGGAAAAAACTACAGCGGATTTGGCGAAGCATTAAACGAAAACTTTGTTAAGATGCTAGAAAATTTTGCTGATACAGGTGAACCAGAAAGACCTATCCGAGGACAAATATGGTTTGATGTAAGCGAATTAAAATTAAAAGTTTACAACGGGACTCAATTTCAACCAGTAAGTTCGGCAACAATATCAAACACACAACCTTCAACATTAGGTACAGGCGATTTATGGTTTAATGACACTGACAAACAATTATTTTTCTATGATGGAACAAATACAATATTGTTAGGACCGTCATACTCTCAAAGTCAAGGTCTTAGCGGACTTAAAGTAGCAAGTATACTTGATTCATTAAATCAAACTCGTGTTATAACATATCTATACACCAACGGTGTGTTGTTAGGAATATTTTCAAAAGATAGTTTTACTCCTAAAATTGCTATTCCGGGGTTTTCCGGAGACATTGGTCCAGGATTTAATGCTGGTACATTAACAAATTTAAAATTTAATGTTACATCTAGTAACGCCGATAAACTTGGAAACCAACCAGCTTCGAAATATTTAAGACAAGATACTGATAACATTATTGACGGACAATTAACAATTACCTCAAATAGAGGTTTGTTAGTTGGTGATGCACAGCAAGGACAATTTGTTGTTGTAGATGGTGATGTTGAGTTTCGTAACGATGCAGAAAATAAAAACATTTCTGTAAAAGTAAAACGAGGTGCTGCGGTTGATAGTGTTTTATCTGTAGACACAATTAATCAAACACTAAACATTTATAAAGATAATCCCGGCAGTGAAACATTCATTGGTGGAAATTTAGTAGTTGCTGGCGATTTTACAATTCAAGGCGATACTACAACAATTAATACTTCAACAATTAATGTTGAAGATAAAAATATTGAATTAGCAAAAACAGATACTCCAACAGACGCTTATGCAGATGGCGGCGGTATTATTTTAAAAGGCGCTAGCGATCATGAATTTTTATGGACACAGGCAAGCACAGCATGGAATAGTACCGAACATATAAATTTAGCCACAGGAAAAGCATTTAAGATTAACGGTGTTGAAGTTATTACAGCAACATCATTAGGTCCTGGAATTACTAGTATCCCTGGTGTTACATCTTTTGGTACACAAACTTTATTAACGGTTGGTCCAGAACTTCCGCCTGGTTCAGGTAATCCTCCAACACCTTACCTACGCCTTGAAGATAATAGAATTGCAACCGTTCAGACTAATCAGGATCTTGAATTAGCCCCAGACGGAACAGGAAATGTTAGTTTAATTAACTATCCTAGAATTACAGGATTGAACGATCCTATCGATCAACAAGATGCAGCAACAAAAGAATATGTTGATAATACAATAGAAACAAGAAGTTTAGTTTTTAGCATGGATATTTCAGATGCTATTTCTAATTCTGGTATTGCAGCATACTTAACGTTAGTTGCGCCACCGGCAGATTTTAGAGACGGCACGGTAGCACGAATTTTATGTACATCGTTATCAAACGGTTCATCAAGTTTAAACATTAATACATACTTAAATTCACTTCCAACAACTGAATTTATTACACCAGATGCTCCAAGTTCTTTAGTTCCAGGCGGAACAGCGTTTGGAGTTACAGGCGTTTCTTTTTCAACAGCAACGGTTCCTGCTCCTGTAGTGTCGGTATTTAGAATTGTAAAAACATTCCAGCTAGTTGCTGGCAACTGGACGTTTGTATCATAATGAATAAGGAGCGAAATTAAATGCCATACGTTATAAACCGATACAACGGTACACAATTAGTTGTCTTAGAAGACGGCACATTAGATACAACAACTAGTTTAGGTTTACTAGGTAGAAATTACTCCGGCTACGGTGAAGTTCAAAATGAAAACTTTCTATTTTTATTAGAAAATTTTGCAAATGGTGCTGCACCAATTAGACCTCTTAGCGGGCAATTATGGTACAATAGTACAACCAGCACTTTAAACATTTATGATGGTGCATCGTGGAAGTCGGCTTCAGCCGCTGATGTAAGCACATCAGAACCTCCAACAGGAACAGGTTCTTTTTGGTTCAATCCAGACACAAATCAACTTTTTGTGTATGACGGAGCAGAATGGAAATTAGTTGGCCCAGAAGCTGTTGACGGATTCCCTGGCACCAAAATGGAATCTACAACCTTATATGATACAAGTAATTTGGCCCATGCTGTAATTTTAATGAAAGTAAACAACATTGTTCAAGGTATTGTATCAAAGACATTTTTTACTATTCGTTCGTCAGATTCTATTTCTGGATTTTCAACTATAGTTCCAGGATTAAACATTTCTTCTCTAGTAGTTATTAAAGGAAATGTTGAAGGAAATTCAACAACTGCTTCTAGGTTGCAAACATCAAGAACAATTAATGGTGTAGTATTTGATGGCGGATCTGATGTAACAATTAAATCTGCAACCACTAACAAATTAATTAAAGGTACATATCTTACAGGTGCCGATTTTGATGGTAGCGTAACAAGAACATGGGCCGTTGATGCATCGTCAACTAATGATATTGGAAAAGTTGTTGCTAGAGATAGTTCTGGAAACTTCTCAGCAGGAACAATCACAGCTAATTTAATAGGAAATGTGGTAGGTAATGTTAGTGTTGCTACCGGATCAAGCTCATTTAATAGAGTAATTGCTAATGAATTTATTGGTGCATCGTTGTCTGGAAATGCATTTTCAGCCACACAATTAGAAACAACAAGAAAAATTAACGGCGTTAATTTTAACGGTACATCTGATATTACAATAACATCTGCGGCAAGCACGTTAACCGGTGATACATTAGCATCAAACGTAGTAACTTCATTTTTAACCAGCGTTGGAACATTAAATTCATTAGAAGTTAGTGATGCCGGTATTACACTTGGCAGCAACACTTTAAAATTATATTATGATGCTGATGTTACATTACCAGTAATCTCAGCAACTAGTTACGGTGAATTAGTTTTTAGAGTTAACGACACAAGCGTTCCGTCAGAATTAGCTGAAGTTTCGTTAGTATCCGGACAGGTTGCCGCTGGACTAGGAGCCGATACCAAAGCAATGCTTGCTCCAAGAGTAACTGGCGGTGCAAATTTAGGATCTAGTGCTTATAGATATAATAAAGTATATTCAAATTATATTAATGCACCAATAGTTAATACAGAAACAATTAATACAACAGCCGAAACAAACAGCGTAACCGTATCAAGTGACCTTATAATTCAAGGCAATTTAGTTGTAAACGGCATTACAACAACAATTAATTCAACTGATGTTATGGTCCATGACCTAACATTTACGGTTGCAAAAGACGTAGAAAGTCCTATCAATGCAGACGGTGCAGGATTTATAGTTGGTGGAGCAAATGCTAGATTAGTTTATAGCGCCACTGGAGATAAGTGGACTATTAATAAACGTTTAGATGCAGGAACTAACGATATTATTACCACTGGATTATTCCAAGGAACAGCTACTTCTGCTAGATATGCTGACTTAGCTGAAAATTACATTGCTGATGCGGCATACGAACCTGGTACCGTATTAGAATTTGGTGGTTCTGCAGAAGTTAGAATAGCTGAAGATGCAACTACTCGTGTAGCAGGAGTTGTATCTACAGATCCTGCTTATTTGATGAATTCTCATTGTACTGGGCAATATGTAGTTGCCCTAGCATTACAGGGTCGAGTTCCGTGTAAAGTACGAGGCAAAATTTCTAAGGGCGATATGCTAATCAGCGGTGGTAGCGGGTATGCAAGACCGTGTACAACCCCGCAAATTGGTACTATTATTGGTAAAGCCTTAGAAGATTTTGAAGGGATTGAGGGCATTATTGAAGTTGCTGTGGGCAGGATCTAAAAAAGGGTTCAGATAAATAATAATAGTTTATGGAGCAGGGTAATGGCATACCAAGTTGATAATTTTAACGGAACGTTTTTAGTATCTGTAGAAGATGGTACGATTGATACAACTACGGATTTACGTTTCGTAGGTAAGAACTACGCCGGTTATGGCGAAGTACAAAACGAGAATTTTTTACATCTTTTACAGAATTTTTCTAATACATCGGCTCCGCCCAAGGCAATCACCGGACAAATTTGGTATGATAGCTCTACTAAAAAGTTAAAATTTTACGACGGCTCT